TCTCAACAAAACTTCGGGTGATGGAATACACCAAGAACCAAATAATCGCAGCTATCGACGCGACAGATGAAATGTGCTTCATTTTGCACGTATTAGGGACAGAGTATTGTGATGCTGTTTTCGTTGCTATGCAATTATCATACGACCAAGATGGAAGGCTGACGGAAGAAGACAAAGCAACTATAACGTCTTTGATGCCTTAAAAAGCCTTATCCTCTTTTTATTATCTTTGCTAAATGTCCAGTGCCTCAGATAAAGCTAAGAAGCTAGGTTTTAAAGGGGTCAACAAACCCAAGTTGACTAAAGGCCATGCAACAAAAAAAGCAGCTGTAGTTAGCACTCTTGGTCCCGGTCAAGAAGCTGGTGTTCTCATTCGCTTTGGAGACCAGAGCATGGGGAATAATTACAATGCTAAAGCAAGGGCTGCGTTTAAAAGCAGACATGCTAAGAATATTGCACGAAAGGGTAGTGCTGCATACTGGGCAAATAGATTCCTTTGGAAAGCAGGAGGTCATTCAAAGACCCCACCCAAAGGACAGAAAAAGAAATTTAAATAAATAGATATGAGTAAAGAATTAGAAGAGGCGATGGAGTCTGCTGGTTTTGCAATCAGTGATACTCCCCCTACACAAGAACCAACAGAGAATGTTACAGAACAGCCTGTACAAGAGCAAGCAGTGGTTGAACAAACTCCTGTTGAAAATAACGCACCTGTCGCGGAGCCTGAGGTTGAACCTTCAGTTCCTGTTCAGGAAGCGATAACAAATGAATCTGAATCAATCCCAGACATTGATGTCGATTCTGAAGTTCTTAGATACTTAAGCGAAAAGCTTGGGACTGAGTTCTCCGGATACGATGCTTTGACTGAGATGATTTCAAATAAACCCGTGGAAATTGACGAGCGCGTAGCAGCAATCAATGACTTCGTTAAGAAGACGGGACGCAGTCCAGAAGACTGGTATAAGTATCAGCAGTTGAACCCATCTGAAATGGATGACATGACAGCTGTACGTAACCAGATGGTTATTCAACACGACAACCTATCTCTCGATGAGATTAACATGCTCGTGGGGAATAAGTACAAAATGGATGCTGACCGATACGACGAGAACGAAGTCTCGATGGCTAAACTACAGCTTAAGATGGACGCGGAAACCGCACGGAAGTCTATCTCTGAACTGAGAGACGGGTATCAACTACCCGTAAATGAACAGGGAGAAACCGAAGCGCAATCCCCCATTACAGAAGATTGGCTGAAGACTATGTCTGCCGAGGTCCAAGATTTCGATGGTTTGATTTTTGAACTTCCATCTGGTGAGAAATTCACCTACGGAATCAAAGACGATTATCGAAAGGAACTGGTAGCAAAGAATACTCAGCTGGAGCAATACTTCGATGACTATGTGAGCGACCAAGGTGATTGGAACTTTGAGAAGCTTAATGCACACAGGGCACTGGTTGACAATATTGACAGCATCGTACAATCTGTTTACCAACAGGGTATGAGTGACGGTCAAAAGAAAGTTGTACAGACAGCGGCTAATGTGAGCAACGAGTCAGCCCAAAGAGACACATCTCAGCAGTCAGATGGTATCGCAGAACAGCTTCGCAATGCTTTAGGTGGGGGGTCAACAATGACTTTTAACATCTAAAAAACTTAGAACAAATGGCCCAACAACAACAAGGCTCAAATGCTATCAACGCACCAAAAGACGCAACGGATAACGCATTTAACTTAGGGGCACCAGTAGGGAAGTACGCTTCTCTAGGTGACCTTGCAAACAACCTCGCACCAGATGTGCGAAAAGACTTAGTAAAGACTTTTGGAAATCAGGGTATCTCTGGTCTCCTTGAGTTGATGGGTGCTACCAAAGCAGTCGGAACGGCTGACGAGGTAACATACTTCGAAGAAACTCGTCTTCACCCTAGCCAAGCGTTTACCGCTGGTGACGCAATCGCAGCGGGTGCTTCACAAGATTTTGCCGCTGGCGTTGCTGACCCAGCCGGGGCGAGTTCTGTAGACCAGTTGAATCTTCGTAAAGGAGACCTCGTTCTCGACTCAGCAGGAAAAGTTGCAATCGTTACATCTACCACTGTCGGCGATGGTGCTTTCACCATTAAGTCTCTAGACGGGGGGGACCTCGCCGCTGTGGGAGCAGCTGCTACCGGCACTTTCCCAATTGTAGGTAATATGTACGCTCAGGGAACAGACCAACCAAGCCGTTTCATTGAGTCTAACATCGTGAAGAGAACTAACCCCTTCGCTATCGTCAAGGAAAGCTACCAAGTAAGTGGTTCTGCCGCAACTAACATCGGTTATATCGACGTTGGTGGAGGAGACTACAGATGGTACATCAAAGGTGAGATGGATGCTCGTCAGCGTTTCCTAGACGCTAGAGAGTTGACTATGCTTTTGGGTGAAAAGACAAGCGTCCCAACCGGTATCGAGGGAACGGAAGGTTACTTCGCCGCTGTAAGAAATAGAGGTATTACTGGAGCCGCAGGAGACTTGGATAACATTACAGAGTTGGATACTACTATCGCTCTCTTGGATAAGCAAGGAGCCCCTGTTGAGTATGCAGCTATGTTAAACAGTAGCCTGTTTGCTACCTTCAACGGATTCGTTGCTGGAGAGGCTGACAATGCTGCTTATGGCACATTCAACAATGACTCTACCGCAGCTGTTAACCTCGGTTTCCAAAGCTTCGCTAGAGGTGGTTACACTTTCCACATGAAGAAGATGGGTCTTTTGAACAGCCCTAACTTGATGGGTAATGCTAACGGTGCGGCGGTAGCAAAAGGATGTTTGATTCCTTTGGCTAATGTTGTTGACCCGAAGACAGGTAATAAAGCACCTGCTCTAGAGCTTAACTATAAGGCTGCTAATGGATACAACAGAGAAATGGACCACTGGGTAACTGGTGGTGGTGTTCTTGGTTTCACTAACGACACCACTGACATCGCTAAGTTTCACTACCGTTCTGAATGCTGCTTGGTTACACGAGCTGCAAACCAGCACGTATTGATTAAGTAATCTAATTGGTAATGCGGGGGAGGGAATCGCTCTCCCCTTCATTATCTCCTAATTTAAATTTTATCAAATGGAACAGACTAAGAAGCGCGGGGGCAGACCGCCTAAACAAGAACCTGCAACAGCTCGGAAAAAATCTCCTACTATCAAGAGACAAATTCCAGACTTAGATAAACAAGCTAGGCTCTATGAATGTATTGACGGAAGCAACTTTATGAGAAGGCTACCCACTAAAAACATTCAGGTGTATGATGAGCCGTCTAATTCAGTAAGGGGTATTAGATATGCGCCTATGGAGAAGTCTATCTACATCGACGAACAGTCAGAAGGGGCTTTAATAGAACCCTTGTTTTTTGATAAAAAGTATTTGACAGTACCACCCACCCAACCTAACCTCAGGGCGTTTATGGACACACATCCGGGAAACGTAAAGAATGGCGGTAATATATTCAAGCTGGTTCAGAAAGATGAGAATGTAGAGGTTGACGTAGAGGAGGAGTTCAAGGTCAGCGATGCTATTTCTATTATCAAGAACAGACCGATTGATGAGTTGTTACCAGTGGCTATGGCACTTAACATCAACACCAATCAAAAGGACTTATCGATAAAGCATGCCTTGATTAAATACGCAAAGAATAAGCCAGACGATTTTATGTCTACGATTGATAGTCCGATGGTTAACGCTCGCTCAACCGTAGCTCAATCCATTGATTTTCAAATAATTGAGGAAAGAAACGGAGCTTGTGTTTGGTTTGACACAGGAAAGATGATTGTTTCTGTACCATTAGGTCAGGATATTATCGAGGTAATGACTAGATTTGTAATGACTGATAAGGGAGCTTCTGTCCTGTCGGAGCTGGAACGCCAGCTTGAGGCACTTGCTTAATCATCGGTATTCTCATCAGACGAAGGGGGGCATTAGCCCCCTTTCTTTTTCTGTATATTTGCTGGAGATTCCCCTCAACTATGGCAAGCGTTAGAGAAGTTTACAATGCACTGAAAGATATCGCAAACAAAGACCAGCGAGGGTTTGTTACACCTAGTCAATTCAATGCGTTTGCACCTATAGCTCAAACGAATGTGTTTAATAACATATTCAACAAGCTAGGCAATGCAGAAGTAATGAGACGTAGGGGTATCGACCCCGGCAGAGATAAGTCACTTGGCAAGCAAGTCAAGGAAGACCTTTCATTATTTTCAAAAACATCAGGAGCAATCACAAGAACCGTGGGTTCTCACTTTGCAAAACCAGATGACCTATCTAGGATTATTACAGTTAAAACGTTTGGAAGCATCCTAATGGATGTAAGCAGCTCTGTAACAATTCCAGTAGAGTATGATGAAGAAAAGCTTGAGTATGTACTTAACAGTAACCTCAGCAAACCAACTGAAGACTCACCTGTAGCCTTCTTAAATGATGAGGTCATGGTGTTCCCTGACAGCATTAAGAAGATTAGCGTAAGGTATTATAAGCAGCCAGAAGGACTGTTAGCCACAACGGGGGCGAGGACAGCTTCAATGCCTAAGTTTGGTTTCACTGTAACTAACAACAAGGAGGTGTACACAGCTTCCACTAGTGTTGATTTTGAGTTACCTGAGCACTACATACCAGAGCTTGTTGAGGAGATGGCTAGACTCATTGGTGTTAACCTGCGTGATGCCAGCATCTACAACTACGCAGAAGGACAGAAACAAAAGCGTTGATAGATGGCAAGGAACTTAGTTACAGTAGAGCAGGTAGTCAATGACTTTGTACTGACGCTCGATTCAGATGATTACGTAAACAATGTTTCTGACGTTGTTATTAAAAACGTTGCACTCAGGGGAATCCGGGAGATGGGCTTTGACATGCTTAAAAGAGTAAGGTCAATCAAACTCACAAAGAACTCCAATGATACAGTTACGTTGCCCGATGACTTTGTCTCTCTGATTAAGATAGGTATCGTGGGTAATGATGGATTGGTTAGTGTGTTCGGTGAGAACAAAAACATCAACTACTCTCAGAAGTATTCTACTGATTCGTCTGGCAATATCATCGACACTGATGGTGACGGGATTGCTGATAGGGTTGATTCAAAGTCGGGTTCCACTGGAAGCTTGTTTAGCGAGGACGACTTTATGACGTTTAGTAATTACATTTTTCAGGGTGGAGTTGGTCAGCTGTATGGATTAGGCGGAGGTTTTTATAGTGGGCAGTATCGACTTAATGAAGACCAGAACAGGATTGAGGTTTCTGGTGGTACTTTCTCTGAGGTTGTAATTGAATACATCGCTGACGAAGCTCGCTCGGTCAACCCTACTGTACATATTGAAGCAGAAGAAGCATTACGTTCTTACATCTACTACAAGCTTGTAGAAAGAAAGGGAAGCGTCCCACTCGGAGAGAAGGGTAGGGCCCGTCAGGAATACTACAACGAGAGACGCAAGGCTAATGCAAGGCTTAAGGCGTTTAGTGGTGAGGAGGCGCTCAAGACAATTAGAAAAAACTTCAAACAAGCACCTAAGTATTAATGGCTATTGACAAGCTTGTACCCCAGTATCTGAACAAGGATGAGGACGAGAGGTTGGTGAAACCTTTTGAGATGACCGATGCCCTTAATATTCGAATCTCTCCTGACGATGGGGGTGACCAAGGAATAGTAAGAAACATAAAGGGTAATACTATTGTGAATCCGGTTACCAGCGATGATACTATACCCACAGGAACCAATAGAACAGTAGGTGCTGTAGCGTGCGAATCAGGAAAGTGTATTTATTTCTTTGTCTACAACTCAGAGCTAAATCATGGCATATATAAGTATGACTTCATAGATGATAAGTATATTAAACTTTATCAAGACCCCGTTCTTAATTTTAGTCGAGACGGTTTCATTAAGGCTGATGTTATCATAAACCAATTTGAAGAACATCTACTATACTTCACGGACAACAGAAACGAACCGAGAAAAATAAACGCAACTAGACTTTTATATAACGGTTACCAATCTAACCTTACCTCAGGGACACCTGCACAAAAGGAAAAGTTCTTTACTGTTTGTAAGCTACCCCCTCAGTCGGTACCTACCTTTAGGTTTGGAACTAACGAATCTGTAAGTCAGAACAACCTAAGAGACAATTGCTTTCAGTTTGCTTATCAGTACGTATATGATGACGGTGAAGTAAGCGCAATCTCCGCCTACTCACCTTTAGCCGTTAGCCCGACGAATTTAGCATTTAATTCAGCTGCTATTGAATTTGCCAGTTCATTTAACAATGAGTTAGAGGTGACGGTTTCAAATTCTGATGGTCCCGTAGATAAGATTAGAGTGTTCGCTAGGCGTAATAATGATGGGGCATTCTTCAAGGTTAAAGAACTGAGCAATGACCCAGAGCAAACGGAGCAATCATTTACATTTAGAAACGACAAGATATACAGCTATGTCTCATCCGAAGAGGTTAACAGAACTCACGATGCTGTTCCTAGGACAGCTTCTGCACAAGCCATTTCGAATGGTAGGCTGTTTTACGGAAACTATCTAGAGGGGTTTGATAACATTCCTCAGCCAGATGTATATTCATATCCTGTATATCACCCTGACGTAGAAACATCTAGCTCTTTAAATATTGATATCGTTGGTGGGACAGACGGTGTCATTAACGAAACACTCGATAATGATGACTGGGGAACAGACCAGTTTTTAGGTGCTCAAAGAGCTATATTTGGTGGGTCACAGGCCAATAGCTTTTATGGTGGAAATGAGTTTTTAAATGTTGGCAGCGGTTCACTGACTTTCGCTCGATATGCAGACAGCACAACCAACGGAATAAGCTTTGAAATTGATTTGTCTGATTTTCCTACACAGGGATTTGACGCTTCTGCTTCACAAGTGAACATGAACTTTAACCTGTCTTGTGACAGGTTTGGAATCAATCCTGATTTAGATAGCACCGCGTCAAGCACAAGGTTTACCGTGTCCGCAACCACATACGACACGTCCGGTGATGAGATTCATACGCAAAATTTAACCATACTGGACCCCGATAGTATTCAGTCAGGAATAGGGAATCTTAAGTTTCAGAATCCCTTGCAATTTAACCTAATATCACAGGGTCAAGATTTTCAAGACGTTAATGCTTTTGCAGATTTTATTACATCCGCTATCGTTAATGACTTAGAGCCTTCAACTGTAGGGCTTTCTCCTTCAATCGAAGGTCCGAATCAAACCTTTAATGGTTCGACTGCATTTTTCGCTGGAACAATTGGTCAAAGCTTAGACGGTACAGGTAATGTAACTCAAGATGAGGCTGACTGTATTTTAGCTTGGATGTCTGGAGTCGGTACATTTCGTGTTTACTCAGCTACATATAACGAGTCGTCTCAAAAAATAACGTGCAAGGTTAATTGTACTGGCTTAAATCTTAACACTGACTACGCTTTAGCACCAACATTTACAAACCCTTCGGGAACGGTTATAGAAAATGATTTCGCGCCCTCGACGAGCGGCCTTAATGTGTATTACGGTGTAGGAGCAAATCCTGCTGGAACAATATTTGGGGGCCTGCATCAAATGACCTTATTTAATTCAAGTGACATTTCACTAAATATAAACAATCAGGAGAATGGAGCAGGATATGTTATTGGTGATTACAGCGTAGGCTCAGGAGCACTGAGAAGTCATTGGGAGGAATACAATTTCCTCTCTGGCGATATATCTATTTTCACTCAAGATGGAGAGGCAGTTACTTCTTTTAAAGCTGGGGCTACACATGATTTTGGTGTCGTTTATTACGACCACAGAAACAGACCTTCTGGCGTTCAACCTTTAGAAGAAAAAAACATAAAGCATTTCGGCCAAAGACTAGGAGGTAATGATGGTAGAACAGAAATAGACTTCAGGTTATTACACGAGCCTCCAAGTTGGGCAACTAAATGGGCTCCCGTATATTCTAAAAACACATCTTATGATGAGGTTCTTCAGGTCTTAGTTAATGAAGCTGCAACCGGCAAGCAAACAACATTTAAGGACATCCGTTCTAATGACGGTGAAAAAACCAGACCTGTATTGGCTGGCTTGGAGGGCGGCATCAACGGGCAAATATTCATTTCCCTTCGTGGGTTAGAAGGAAAGTCTAATTCCTATAAAGACTTTAAGGGGGCAAACAAATCTTACGAGTATAAAGAAGGCGACATACTAAGAATTCTTCAGTACGAAGATTTAGAGGGTAATATACAGAGACCTCTTCACGAGTTTAAAATAACCTCATACAAGTTCTATACTGACAATGATGAGAACCCTATAAAACTTTCTCAAAACTCCCCGGATGAAGACGAGACTAACTATAGGAGGACTGGTTGGTATTTGACTATCAGGGATAATAACATCTCTAACTTTAAGAGGGGTGATATATTGATAGGAAAAGACTTCTTTTCTCAAAACTGTTTGGTAGAGATATGTAGACCTAAGAGGGGTGTTGAGGAAGAGTCTAGGGTTTACTACGAGATTGAGAAGCAGTATGATATTTTAGAGGTTGGCGGTGTAAGAACTCATGCGGGTGACCGCTCGAATTCAGTAAGCCCTGCGGTTACTATTCAGGTATTAAGCCCTACTGTTTTCACATCCACTACAAGGTTGTATTTAGGGGATAAGCTTATAATAGGTTCAGGTTCTGGGGAGCATGTTTTCATAGAAGGTATAGTTCCAATCTCTAATGGGGCGTACAGGTATAGCGTAAATTCGGCACAACCGTTCACCGATTCAAATGTTTCAGACGGAGCTATATTCCCCTGCGTTATAGATGATACTGTTGGAAGCGCGAATAGTATTCATAAGGGTGTGGTTACGCTCACCAAGGGTGATGTCTACTTAAGAGTAAGAGAACAATTAGGGAATTCTAATACTGACTACTCGCCAGATGGTCAAGACATTGTTTTTAAATACGACCCGACTATACCTGACAATCAGATTTACAGAAAATTTGTTGTAGAGGATGAGGCTGTTAGCGATTACTTTGATTCAAAAGCTATATCGATTGGAAGGCCATTTATAGAAACACCAGACCAAGAAGAAATCCGCAGGTCAACAGCTATCACATATAGCGCACCCTTTGTTTCTGATTCTAACGTATTAAATCTTTCCACGTTCAACCCTCTATTGTTTTCCTATAAAGATTACAACTCTATTAACGGTTCTATATGTTCGATAATTGATAAGGGTGAATCGCTTCTTGTTATGCAGGATAAAAAGATTAGCAGCACACCAGTAGATAGGACGCTTATTCAATCGGCAGGTGAGGATGGAATGCTAGTAACTAGCACTAACGTATTAGGAGTTGAGACTTACTTTGCGGGAAGTTTTGGACCGGGGTTAAATCCTGAGTCTGTGGTAGATAGATTTGGGGTAACATACTTTTGTGATATGGATGCCGGTAAGGTTTTTTCCCTGTCATCCAAAGGTATTCAACCCATAAGCGATGTCAAGATGTCATCGTTCTTTGAAAAATTATTTGCCAACCTATTGCTAAGAGATTCTGTTCCAAGGATTCCTTGTGGAATTGACCCAGAAAACGATGAGTTCATAGTCACGGTTGAAGGTCAAGACGTAAATGAAATTGTTATTGACACTTTAAATGTTGGAAGCATTCCTAAGCCTCCAACTAATGCTAAGGTTTCTGGTGCTTCAGGTAAGATAAAACCTGTTGTCGGTGGTTCTAATATGCTGTCTTGGTCAACAGACCCAATTAAGTGGGATGACACAAACATAACTCCAGATTCATTTCTTCCTGAATGGGATTCTGTAGGAAATGCCCTAGTGGTTATCGACAAGCTAACTGAAAGGGGTTCATCTTTTGTGAGTCCAGACAAGAGTGCAAGCACTTCAGACTTTAAAGCAGATGTAATTACATCAGACGGTAAGTATCGAGGTGTTGCTAAAATGAATATGGCTGATGGGAGTATAATATTTTCCACCACTATAGTAGAAAAAGGAAATTCGTCTGATACTTCTAAAACTATTAGTATCACAGATGGCGTTGACGATGATGGAAAGACACTAGCTTACGGTACGGATAAGAACTTTTGGCTGAGCTTCTACTCTTTTAACCCCGAGCTGTACTCATCACTTCATAATAGATTCTTTTCGTTTGAAGGCGGTCAGATTTACAGACATAATGTCAATGAAACTAGAAACAATTTTTACGGTGTTCAAGGAAACTCAGAGGTTGAGGTTGTCTCTAAGAAGAACCCTTCATCTGTAAAAGTTTACAACGCAATAAGCCTTGAGGGTAACGATACTTGGGCTGGTGTTGTAACGAATAACAATCAGACTACCTCAATACCAGAGGCTATGTATGAAGAGAAGGAGGGCATCTATTACACTAATATCCCAAAAGATGTTGCAGCGGATTCTAATGATTCCGTAGGAACAGAGAGGGTGGTATTGGGTGAGGTGGCATCTCTTTCCGAAAACTTTTTAGAGGTGACGTTTACGGGGAGGGTAAGTAACCTACCTTTTGGAATTGGTGATTCGGTAAAAGTTATATCGGGAAGCGGTGAGCAAAATCTAGGATTGACAATTACTGCTGTTTTAGGTAGAAATAAATTAAAGTTTTCGGGGGCTGCCATTGGACAGATTGGCAATACTCTTGTTGCTGTATCATCAGACGTGATTAACGGTGAGCAGATGAGAGACTACTACGCAAAATTCAAACTGACAAACGACAACACAGCTGAGAAAGAACTATATGCTGTCAATGCAATATATACACCGTCAGCACTAGATAACTCAGAAACAAACTAAATTTGCAATATGGCTGGATTAGAAGACTTAGATTTACAAGGAGCATCATCACTAGCTGGAGTTGGGGCACAAGTTGTCGGCGGAACTGTCGGTGGGGTGATAGACATATTTGCTGGGGCGGCAGGAAAGAAGAGAGGTCAAGAAGCTCTTGACAAGGCCAATGAGAATCTTGAAAACCTTAAAGCTTCCCAACCCTCCTTATCTACACCTACAGAGTATTACGACGCTGTTAAGAATGCTTATGACCAGAGGTTGCTATCGATGAGGAATGAAGACATCAATCGTTCTCTTGCCACCACTACGCAAGCTGCACAACAGTATGGCTCAAGGGGACTTGGTGCCGTCATGCAGGCTCAGCAGCAAGCTCAGGGTCAGCTAAGACAAGAGGCGATGAATCAACAACAGCTTCAAACTCAAGCCTTAACTAACCTTGCTAACGCAAGAGAAAGAGAAATTGGCCTTCGTGAAACACGTTCAAACAGAGACTTGGAGTATGGGTATGACGCAAAGGCTTTGTCTGAAGCTCAGCTAGCCCAAGCAAGACAGCAGATGTCAGGCGGAATTGCTAGTGCTGTTGGTGGGCTGGCTACAGCTGGTTTGGGTATGGCTGCTGCTGGAATGTTTGATGGCAAATCTAAGCCTAATGGAAAACCCCCGAAGACTGGCGCGGGCCAAGAAGGTGATTATCTTCCTCCAATCCAGTATCGCACAAACCAAGACTTTAATTACGGGGGAAGTTATGCTGAAAAGGGCATAAAAGTTCAAAAGACTCCGGGTGAATTTAATCACGACACTAATGAAATGTACGTGGTTGATGAAGACGGAAGGGATGTAGGCATAGCTCTTACTGGTGGCGAATATGTTATTGCCCCTAAGGACGCACAGAAATTAAAACAATTAGTTGGGAATGGTAAAGGTGAGCTACACAAATTCGTTGGTAGCTTGGTTAAAAGATTTGAAAAAGCAGATAAGTAATGGCCGAAGGAATTAGATTTAAGACAGGGTTTTTGCCTTCTCAGGTTAGCTACTCAGATATGGGTCGCGCCTTTGGTGAACGTATAGCTGATAACCTGCAAGACTTAGCGGATGCAGATAGCAGAAGGAAGGCTCAGTTAAACGCAAACATGGGTTTTTCTAAAGCCCTTTCTGAATCATCTCCAACAGGACTAACTGAGAAATACCAAGCAGGTGCTCAGATTCTTTTAGAGAAGTATCAAGAAGCAGCTATCACAGCTCAAAGGACAGGCAAGTCTTCTGACGTGGATGACTACGTTAAGTTGAAGAGAGAGTTTACTGAGTTTAAAAATGTCGCATCTGCTAAAAGCGCAATGGATAGCCAGACTATGGTTAACATAGTGAACCAGCAAATACCCGGAATGTCTGGAAGTGTTGAGGATAATCTAGCTTTGTATAGGGACAGCAATCAAGCTTCTTACATTTGGAATGAAGAAACATCTAGCTTGATGGTGGGTGTTGGCAATCAGTTTGTCCCTTGGCAATCAAGTAATATCGGTGACCTTAACGATGTATATGTTCCTAAGATGCTTTGGACTGGTACTGAGTATATGCCAGAGAAAGTTGGAGATGATATATACTCTAATCTTTTGCAGCCAAAGTTAGAAAGCCTTCAAGGTAGAGACCCTGAAACAGGGTTTGCTACAGGTAGGGTTGATATGAATGCAGCGATAGATTTATTTAACAAAGAGTTTAAGGCTAGGGTAAGCTTAAGGGGGCCTGAGTTAATGGAAGCCATACAAGCTGTGGGTCAGAAGACATTACGTACTCCCGGTAAAACTCAATTGACTGAGTCGGACTTTGCAGACGCACAAAAATACTACACCCAGTCTGAGCTATTAGACACTCAATATCCTGTCGGAGATAAAGCAGGTTCAACCCTGACTGCTGGTGGAATCAATACTGATGGAGAGTATGTATTTGATGTAACAGACGACGAGTTAAAAGAGGTAGGGTTCCGTGAAGCAATTGACAAAAGATTAGCTTTCAAGGAGTACGCCGAGCAGACAGCTAACAGAGCGTTCCAACAAATAGTAGTTCAAGATGAGCAGGACAGAATTCTCGCAAACAGAGAGGCTAATAGGTTACTAGAAGAGGAGCGTATTGCCGATGAGGAAGCTTTAAAAAACATTCCTTCACCATTCACTCCTATTAAACCGTTCATGGGTAAGGGCACTTACAAATACACCGAGGATGGAGTAAAGTATGAAGTAACTGGTGATATGCCAAAAGTAAAAGCTTCTCTTGGTACTAGAAAATATGCGTTTACTATTAGCGGTGATGTAGTAAAGTCTACGTTAGACGAACAGGGAAAGGAAGTAAAAGACGTAACCGGAGAGTTGGATGGAGATATAAAGATAGAGGTAGAGAACCTAGCGTTTAACCCCAAGACCGGAGACCTAGAGGGGTTTGATATTGTAACTGGTCCGGGAGTTCTTGAAAATGCTATTCTATCTATAGAGGGTACGCCCCTTAAATCAATATACGTTCAAAAAGGCCAACCCGCATTTGAGGAAATCAGGACTAGTATGGAGCAATTTCAAGCAGGTTCAAAGAACAAGAGAAGCGGTGCTCAATTTCTTAGTGACGCAGAAAACAACACAAAATTAAGTCTTGACATAGAACCCCTTTCACAGGACTCCATAGATAGACACAACAATTACCTTCGAGCTATGCAATCAGTAACTAGGTCTTTGGGGTCAGACGTAATGGTAGAAATTGCTGATACAGTTGAAGGTTTAGACTTGAGAGAAAAGATAGAGATGGAAAAGCGTATCTTTGATGAGGTGTCAAAAGGCAATATGCCCTCCATTAAGTCTGGAAGGGTTCTATTTGAAGAATAAAAAGACTATACATGAACCCAGAACTGAAGGAACTTTTGGATGAAGCTCGTTCGCGAGGAGCCTCTATGAAAGAGATTCGTAGTATTATGGATGAATACTACGGGTTAAAAAAAAAAGAACCGTCCGAACAGATTGCCCGACCTCTTATTGCGACTTTTCCGTCCACTTCGGAGGAGGATTCGTTGGGTTCAAAGCAGAGTTCAACTTTGGGGGGAGGCGAAGAGCCTACACTTTCGGATGTACTTCAAAGACCACTGATTGGTAACAAGAGAGTCCCTCAATATGAGGCTGACGCTCTTGACTTATTAGCGTCTAACTTTTCTAACTCATACACTTCGGTTTTATATGACCGATTTGACGTAGATAAGTACAAGCAGATACTAGATTACGAGGGTTCAGCCAATGATGCTCAACGAGAGCTAATCACGGCGTTTGACACAGCTGATTCTGAGGCTGAAAGGCTAGAGGCTAAGTCAGATATTGTTGACTACTACATGATTGAGGAGGATTCTGACTATGAGGTTAGTAGATATGTAGTGGGTTCCTCTGATGAGAGGGTCTTTAGGCATATGACTGGCCGTGCAGAGTTTGAGGGTGAGGGTGTCCTAGAAAGAGAGTCACTGTCGGTCCCAATGGCAGACGCTATAAAGGATATTGGTAGTGCTGCCGCTAGGGAAAACGCACAAGCCGTAAGGGAGTTACTCCCACAAGAAATTCAAGACGACCCTCAGAAAATAAGCGACTACGAAAGGTACTTATTTGATGAATACAACATAGCTGTAGACCTTAATGAGGATACATATATTGGTGGTTATGATGTCCTGAAGGGCGGTGCTTTTTCAGGCACGGGGACTTCGGTAGCAAGGGCGTGGCACGAAGCAATGGCTGGTGCTAATTTTTTGTTAGGCGATGCCGTCGCTTCTGTTTTCGGTGAGGACAATATGTTTAGCAGATGGGCGGTTCGGTCTGGTCAGGATGACAGGAATCTAGCAGAAGAGGCTGAGAAAAGATTACCCTTCTCTCTTCAGAGTTACGCCACAAGAACCGAACAATTATTTGGCAAGACATTCACAGAGTTTACGGGTATCGGTAGTGGTGTAGATGAGGACGAGACCACCACAGCGAACATGGGTTCTTGGGTGAATGAAAACTTACGGATGTTCGGTGAGTCAGTACCAATGATGGGGGCGGCTTTAGCGGCAGGTGTTGTCACTCGTGGTCGTTCAACTAGAGGTATGGGGATTGGTAGGAAGTTCAGTAAGCTTAAGGGCGCGGACAAAGTTGCTGCTGGTCGAAAAATTATAGAGGCAAACAAAGACTTAAATGCTGTACGCTCTACAAACCTATTAGGGAAATCACAAAAGACAACTACGTCTGCTAGGATTGCTAAGCAGGCTGGGAAAGCTCAGAACAGGGGGGCCTTAACAGCTACTACCGCAATGGGTATGGCATCTACATACAACTCGGTAAGAGACGAGAGTTGGTTTCAAGAGATGGATGGTTTTGAGAAAGCTGGATACACAAGCGCGATGGGATTCCTTGAAGGAGCACCAGCATTTGTCGGCGCAGCCATTGCAACAAACGTACTAAGAACTGCTGGTAAAAGGTCTGTTGAGTCTTTTGCGAAAGGATTGATTAAATCTGTTTTTGCAGGTGCTACTGAAGAGGCTATTACAGAGGGAGTCACAGCAGCTGGACAGTACTACATCAACTCAATTGCTAACCCTAACGTAGAGTTCAGTCAAGCTGGACTTTGGGAAGCAACTAAAGAGGGGATTTATGCTGGTGCTTTTCTAGGTGCTGGGGTAGCTGGAGCTGCCAACCTTCCTGCTGGTATCCGTGCAGCAGCAATGAGTGCTACATCTATACCCGGACTAAGGGATAGCATTGAGATTAAAAAGCTAGCTCGTGAGTATGATGTGGCGGAGAGTCAAGCCCTCAGAAAAGAGATTGGCGAGAAGTTAAATGCAGCTGTGATGAAAGCGTGGGACAAAAAGCTTGGACGCTCTAAGTTCTACGAACAACTTCAAGAGTCAAACCCAGAGGCATTCAACAGTCTTGAGGAGATACAAAAGAAGATTGCAAAGCTAGGCATTGACCATAGCAGAAGTGAAAGCGAAAGCGAGAGGGGCACTTTAAAAGGGCAGCTCACAGCTTTGATTGATGAACGAACTAAGAAAGAGGCTGAGCTTGGTTTAGAATATGACCTAAACTCAAGCAGTGAAGTTGGAAGAATACTTAGGGGTGTGTCTAAGATAGACGAGAGGTACAATGGATACGGTGAGATATTCCAAGGAGAGGGTGATTCAGTTACCGTGACTGGAGAAAATGTAGATGCCGTGCTTGACGCTATCAATGGCACAACCTTAGATGGTGTCCGTCAGATAGAAGACAAGACATTTAAGAGTGGTGCTCAGATGAGGCGAGCAATGGCTAACGTCATGACGGTTGTAAAAGCTCTATCAAAAACGGGCAAGCTTGATGGGGTTGTTATTCACAAGACCGAGAGCTCCTTTCAGGATGCGGCTGGAGAAGTAGCTAGGGGTATGTGGACTGGTAAAGGAAAGATTCATATCTATGCTCCTGCGGTGCTAGAAAATACAGGATTTCACGAGGCGTTTCACGACTTGGTCCTTGAGTCAATAGGCGTTGAAGCTGTTACAGGACTAGCGGAAAAGCTTTTCGCAAATCTTTCTGGTGAGCTACGCCCAAAATATGTTGAGTTCCTAAAGAAGTATGGAGCGGCGGGAAACATTCGTAAAGCCATTTTAAACAACCCCGCTGTAGCAGAGGAGTTCTTGGTTGAATTGCTTGCTGATATTACTACAGGAGGCTTAGAGGCCACGGTAAAAAGAGGACTGGTAAACTCTCTCAAGAGCTTTATCAATACGTCCTTAAATAAGATACCTAATGTAAACGTTGACTTCACAGACGTTGACCCAAAACAACAAGACCTAGTCACAGCTATTCAAAAGATGACTGGTCAGCTAGCCTCTGGTGAGGCTGTAACAGGAACTCAAGACGTTCGGGAAGCAGCAACAAGAGCTGGTTATAACGCTATGATGGTTGAGCTCGACGACATGAGCTCCAAGGCCCAAGGCATTAACGCTAGAATGAGGGATGTTGAGGAGGTGAACGACGCTGCCCAGTTCTCTACAGCTATGAGTGATGCTATTCGTAGGATGCGAGACATGGGTAAACTCATGGCACTACAAGTGACACCCCTTTCGGAAGAAGAGGCTCAGGAAATTCTAGATGGTGGTGGTAAACTGTTTATGACTAAAGATGGACTAGCTGGAGCTTACGTTAACAAGGACGGATACATGGGGGGGTTGTTTAAAAACCCAGACTCTCAATTAAAAGCTGTCAGCTACCCACTCCAAATCATTAGAGGTAGAGAGGGTGGTAAGTTTTATGATGCATTTGCAACAGACCTTGAACGTCAGTACGTAAACAACGGGTGGAGGCCAGTTGCTAGGCTTGACTTCAATCCTGAGTTTGCACCAGACGGATGGGATAGTGAGTCTTCTCCCCTTAAAGACCAGCCTGACGTTGTGTTCTTTGTCAAGGGTGATGGTAATATTGGTGATGGTATTAGAATGAGCGACTACATGGAAGCTTATAACTATGCCGAAGGAAAGGCTAACGGAAAGGCTCAGGCCCTAGTCATAAAATCACTAGAAGATAAACCGGGTAGAGAATCCTTTTTATCTACTGAGGGGGTTACCGAAGAGCAGCTAGAGAAGCGAAGAGAAGAATTAAAGCTAGATGAAAGTCAAAGACAAAAGCGTAGTCCCAAGGTTGTAGATGCTTTAAAGAATTATGTTTCTCAAGAAATTAATCAAGACCAATACATACAGGTTGTAAGGGAAGAGTCACCAATAACACCATTTGTTTCTGTTCCGGCAGTACCTACGACTATGGACATTGGGGCTGCACTTACAAGTAATAAGGTTGAGTCTGGTATCATAGGGGTTAACAAAGAAATACCTGAGAACTATTACGTTGGCCTTAGACTGGACATTCCTGCATATGACAACTATGATGTATGGGTTGTGTCAGTACACCAAGGTGCTAGAGGTGAAGAGAGGACCCCAAACTTAGGTGGTAAGTCAATTGGGTATGCTCAAACAGCACTAGCTACCAATGTAGAGTTTCAGTCCATAGCCAAGGGAGCGTTAAACATAGCTCTTGAAAAGGGGAAAACAACAATAGCTAGGATGTTTGGTGACTGGAATAATCATGACCCGCAGGGATTGAGAGACAGGGCTGAAGACATCATGGCTAGTGAGGAGTACAACAAGTCAGAACTCGGTGAAGGAAAGCTTGAGGGTTGGATTCAAGTTGGTATGAATCCCTTCCGTCACAGCTGGTTCTATGACAAGAGAGATGGAAAGCCTATTGTATCTGCTTCTGAAGTAATTCAAATAGGAGCTTTAGTTTTGGCTAAGAACGCCGAGAAGGTAGCTGTGTCTGATGAGAGATTTAACGTAATCAATAAGGACGGTTCAGCTGTAAAGTTTCAGAAGGTGCTTCCCGGTCAAGCCGGATTACCCACATCTCAAACTTTTTCTAACAAAGCCCAGAAGTTTGGTAGCTTCTCCAACAGGTACAGTAAAGACGACAAGGAGTTTAAGAAGTTAATGAGCAAGTCGGTCAAGCATGATGCTGATGTGTATGAATTACTGGCCGGGAGGACTGTGGTTACATCGTCTCCAGACAACCTTATGGTTGGTGATGTCTACTTTGAGAACGAATTAATATTCACGGGCGGTGGTGGTGTATTCTATCCTGTAAGAACTGGTAATGTGTGGGCTGTTGCCAAGCCAAAGGAGGCCAAGGAAATGGTCGATAAGATTAATGCCATGCGCAAGAAGTCTCCTGACGGTAAAGTCTTCTTCACTTTGATTAGCGGAACACAGGAGAAGCTGTTCAGTAATACAGGGGCTCTTAAAGCTTCTGAAATCATACTTAGAAAGCTTGTTGAGCAGGGTGTTATGCCTGAGTCTGTGTTTAACAAGCTTCTGATTAAATCGTTTAAGCAAACGTTCCCAAAGAAAAAGCCAATCCGAATTGACGGTTCATTCTCAGATGTATCAGAAAGAATACTTGCTTACATGGGGGATGTAAATGAATCTACATTCGGTAAGAGAAAGTATTACACGGACAGGTTGTTTGTTAATATGCGAGACGCTCTAAAAGAAAATGAAGAGGCTAGATTGGCTATCCAGAAACTACTGGCCAGCGAAGTCATAGGTAAGAATCAAGGCGGAAGTATCCCCAAGGGCGTTGTTTCTAAGATGCTTACGGAGAGATTCCTTCAGGGTGTTCCTCAAGGAATGATTTACGCCGCCGTAGAGATTGACTCCGACCTGTCTTTTGCTATGGAGCCAGAGTCATCACCTATATTCCCTGCTGCGCTGTTTCAGGTAGACGAACAGGGTAATAAGAAAAATCCAACTCTTCACTTATTTAAAGACAAAGAGCCAGCAGAGGATATCCTTACTACTGAAAGAGGTTTTGAAAAGCAACCTTTCATAGACAAGTTCTCTAACAAATATGAAGGGAGGTTCAGGCAAGACGGCTCACCGAAAGACCCGCTGAAGGCAGCAGAGTCAGCATGGTACGCTCTCTTAGGTATGAGAAACCAAGCGTTCGGGACAGGCAAGGTTAAGCCCAAGGCTCAAGCTATCGTAGCTCAAGAGTCAAAAGCTCAAGGCAGCTTCTTAAAACAAGTGTCTCAATTAATAGACCAGAAGTACCCATCGCCAATTGTAAATCGTGATAAGAGAAGAAAGAATCCTGTCACAGGGCTTGATGAAACCTCACAGCTAGATGCTTTCGCGCACACCAAGGCGGAGGTAATTAAAACCTTAGTTGACATGGGCTTCTCCAAAGAGGGTTCCGAGATGATGTTTAAGCAAGCGGTAGCTTACAAGCAAGGAAGGACTCAAGGTAAGAAGGAGGGCATGCGTGTTGCCTCAAAGAATGCAGCCGACGCAAAGAAGCTGTCAACCAAGGCCCGTAACCTAAAGAAGTCACTGGAGGAGATAAGAGACAAGTCAAGCACATTCAATGAATTCTTAGCAAAGGCCATCGAGCTCATTGACGCTAGGATGAAAGAGAATTCTAAGACACCGTTTACTAGGGGTCAGGTAAAGAGTATTGTTAAGTTCATCCGTCAAGCTCACAAGACTAGCGCAAAGAAAGCACAGAGCGAAGGTCTTGACTCTATGCAATCATTCATTGATAAGATATCTGTGATATTCGATAGCCGAGATGCCAAGGCTGAAATGGAGAAATACCTTAAGGGTATTAAGTATGCTCAGTCTCTACAGAAGAGGCTAAAGAAAATGGCTAAGGTGAAAGGGCGAGGCTCTTCACCCAAGAATGTAACTACATACGCCAAGATAGCCAGAGGATTAGCTGCTATTAACCCAGCACTCCTACCTCAAAAAGAACTTGAGGGATTCGTTGCTACTATCATGGAGACTATCACATCCATGTCGAAGTCTGAGGCTGTGTTCGATAAAGAACTGGAGGCTTACGTTGGTGTGGAGTACACTAAAAGCACCGCTGAAGCTCTGTATAATAGACTCAGCAATTACAGTGCAATGGAGGAGCTTGGTCGGCAGTCATTGTTCATGGCTAGAGCGCAGTCAAGAGCAATTAAAAACGGTACAAGCGTTCAACAGGAGTACGAAAAGCTACTAAAGAACTATGAGAGAAGTAGATTGTCTTCAAGTAGAAGAGCGATACTTAACTTCATTGACGAAAACCCTACAGCTGTAAACCCTGATACCGGGGAGACGATAGCTCTAAACGAAAGCAACCCAGCTCACATTGATATTGTAACAGGGATTCTAGCAGAGCAAGCTTCTACAAAAGAAGAGCTAAAGAAAGACGCAATAATCAACGATGTATTAATACCTAGGATAGCAGCCAACATTGAGAAGCTACTAGAGGACAATCACATTGCTGAGATATTGGGAATTCATAGTGTTGAAGACTTAGACCTAGATGTATTAAGAGATAGATTAAACCTGCTAAAGAGACATCACGTAATTAACCTTGACTACAGGCTTGACGACTACATTGTAAATGATTCTGTGTATGGTATTGGTTATATGCACTCCTTGGTTAGGGGTAACATTGACCTACCATCTTCATTATCTAAACTCACCCGGTCAAAGGGATTAAAGTCTAGGCCCAATGTTTTCTTGGCTCCGTTCGGAACAATAAACTCGTTCCTTCAGAACCTAATTCCAACGGACAGAATTACTTCGGCTAAACTTAGGGTTAGCTTTGGTATTGCGCAGCTTGTTGGAAGCTTTGCCAAGGCCGACTTCATTCACTCACAGCTAACTGAAATGATTAGCGAGGAGATTGACAGGATATCGGAAGAGGGTGGTAGTGTTGGTACTAGATATGACAGGGCAATCGCTCAGATATATTCGATGGCAAGACAGCTGCCGAGCTTCGAGGGTGAGCGTGGTGGAGCTGAAGCAGCTTGGTATATAGAGCTTAGAGATTCAATGAGAAGAACGATTGATGACTACATTGAACAAAAGACATACCCTGTTGAAGAGATAAATGAATTCGAGGATGCGTACTCTTACATGTTCAATGGGAACGAAACGCTATCTGAGATGATTGCAAGGGTTGAGGGAGACAGGTCTGACGTTACTGGGTTCGTTCAGTTTGTAGCGGACATTCATTCTACCTTGATGCCTCAATTTAAAAATTATGTAGAGAGATATTTAGGCAAGGAGCTAGAGATAGAGGAGAACTACACTGCCTTTAAGGTTATACCTGAGACAGGGGTCAAGGACGTGGATGACATACTCAGCTTAAGACTTTCCCTTCAGCAATCATTAGCCAGCACGTCTCTATCTCATTCTAAGAAAGTTGCAGGTAGCAGCTTTGAAAGAAATCCAAGGTCACTAAAAGGGAAGAGCAAAATTGGATTAGATTTTGTTGCTATAAATGAAAGAACGATTCGGGAGAACGTTATACTATCAAACACTATAGGAGATGTCGTTGTTGCTAATCATGTAATTAATAGTGACGCTGCCGCATCATTGATTCCCAACAGAAAATCCAGACTCGACCTAGAGAAAAAGATTATGCTGTATGTTCAGCAGGATTCAGCTACAGTTCCGCTAGCGTTCCAACCAACACAGACGGTAAGAGGAGTTAAGTTTGTTAACCCCATCAGCGTACTAAGAAATGCAGTTGTTGTTAGTCTCTTTGGTGGTTTTGTCTTTCAAACACTGAAGCAATCACAGGTACTGTGGAGTGTTGCCTTCCAAACCAAAAACCCAATGAAGTCTATCCCTTATCTGATTCAGATAATGTCAGAGTTCATGATGTTTAACATTGAGACCCTAACGAAAAAGGATTCCAAGCTAGCAATGGACGGTGGTAGATACAAGCTACTGCAAAATTCACCTGTGTTTCAAAGGGATTACGAAGCAGGAAACATTGACCCATTCACAGGCAAGCTAAACCTTGATGAAGGTGGATTCTCAAAGCTACAGAGAAAGCTAACAAACATAAGTTTAAAAAACCTCAAGGGTACAGACAAGATTGCAGCTGTTGCTTCATGGTTTATGTTCTATGGTGACGCTCTAATAAGCGAAGGTGTGGTAGATAGCTTTGAAGAGATTGACTGGGAGGCGGAGGCCGCGACCCCCAACAGTACAGCTCTGAGTTACTCTGATATGATGGTTGCTAAAGACCAGTCAGCTTCTACCACTAGAGAAGCAGCTGAAATATATGCTCAAGAAAAAGGTCTTAACAACTTGGGAATGCACATAGCTAAAAATCTTCTCATTCCATTTGCAAGGTTTAGCATAAACAAAAAGAGAAGTGTGTCTTCTGATTGGTGGCGAATGGTTGGAGCTGATGGGATGAGTGGACTAATACCTAAGAACAGACAGGATTTAAAAGTTAAGTCTGAAGGTGCTGTTGCTATGCTTGGTCATAGTGTAGAGACCGCTATGTTCCATGCCACCAACAAGATTGTATTGGCAGGGCTTACAGCTTATGTAGGCGCACTGCTATTCGGGGAAGATGATGAAGAAGCTCCGAAAAAATCAAATACACTCAGAGATATTGCCACTCAAACGGTTATCGACCTCTCTCCTTTACCCCCGCTATCCTTGGTAGACAACAAGGCCAAATCCTTTTTGAATAGAAGCGTTTGGTATCAATTGGATAAGGCAAGAGAGGGTGATTATAATCTTGGTGACGATGATGGGTATGAACGATGGGTGAGATTAAATAAAGGCGTACCGATATTTGAAGATGGTGGCAGCTGGGCTGGACCTTACGGAGATTATATTGATGACATCGTAACCACAGTACACAACCTACAGCTACCTAACAACAAAGTTGTTACCGCTACAGGAGCAGAGTATTATGTTAGACCTGAGGACAAGAACTCAATGATGCTTCACTTTGCCCTTAAGACTACGTTAGCAGCTACTCAAATGGTAGGGCTATCCAGTAGCGAGGTTAGAAAATTAATATCATCATTGGATGACTTACCAAGAGACAGAAGGTTGTCAAATGAAGAACAGCTAGCTGCATACGAAACTATCGCAGAAAGATATGGTCGTGATTTAATTTCAGGAGAAGGAGATGAAAGGTTAATCAAACTCATCAATCAGGTAGACAATCCATTCGATAAGATTAGAGTTGCGAACTCATTCAAGTCATCTGTAAAGCCAGTCATAGCTGAACAGCACATGAGAACCTCTTATCCCGAACAGTATAAGGTACATATGAGGGATGCCAGAAAGCTACCTAAACAATTGAAGAATGCTAGAGATTACTATGCGTATCTCAGGGGCAAGAAAGACAACATGAAGCCAAAGGATTTCGAGGCATTTAAATTATTTCTTGATACTTATCTTAGTCTAGTAAAGCCTAGCTTTTATGTACAGGAACGATACATTGAATCGATAGAAGAATGAGACTAGAGGTAATGAGATTTAGCAGTCAAAAGGATGATACCCTTGGGTTGCTGTTTGATGTAACGGAAGGACGCAAGTTTATGTGCTACACTCTGGAGGATGAGTACAGAGAAGCCAAGGTCATACATGAGACTAGAATCCCTGCGGGTACATACGACTTGCGATTAAAAACATGGGGTGGGTTTCACGACAAGTATTCAAAAAGATTTTCTGAAATTCATAAAGGTATGATTGAGGTTATGGATGTGCCTAACTTCACTCACATACTGATACATTGTGGTAATGATAATGATGACACCAGCGGATGTCTTCTTGTTGGGGCTACACAAACAGAAAACAAAAACTCTACAGGATATGTAGGTTCGTCAACCACAGCCTATAAATCCATATATCCGGCTATTGCAGATGCAATTGAAGTCGGAGGCTGTAGTATCACATATATAGATTTAGATGGAAGACAAGAAGAAACTAAAGGATACAGCTGTGGGGAAATGGCTGGCAAGAAGTGTACCTCATGTACTGGATGTGGTAGGGAACTCTCTTCCGGACAAAGGTGTACTGGGTGTTGTAAAGAGACTGGTAGATAGTGAGCCAGACTTAACGCCCGAACAGCGAATGGAGTTCAGTGAGATTGCTGCGCGACAAGAAATGAATGCTCAGGACAACGTCACGAAGCGATGGGAATCAGACATGTCAAGCGATATAAAGCTAGCTAAGCTCATTAGACCTAGCGTGCTTATCACTATGCTGGTTTTTTTTATGGTGATTACGATTTGGGATGGAGTTGACACTGAGTTCTCGCCAAGAGAGAACTACATAGACCTTCTTCAGGTGTTAATGCTTACGGTATTTGGTGCGTACTTTGCAGGCCGAACTATCGAGAAAACTAAACGATGAAACATCTAGCCCTTATACTCTGCCTGCTCTCGTGTAAAGCGATTGTAGGACAGGATTCTTGTGCTGTATTTGGTGTCGAAAACATACAGCCTAGGATGATGGGGTATATCCCGGAACCTGTACAGTGGGAGACCATAAACTACGTATATCACATATACTACACCGACAGTTTCCCTGACAGCTACATACCCGAGGATATTATTATGGATGCCCACGAGCATCTGAATGAGGAGTTTGATGAAGCCATGCTTACTTTCAACCTTGTCAGTATCATGTATCACGACTTCGATTTATTCTGGGGTGCCCCTACAATCTTGGAACAAAACTCTGTATGCGTACCATATAGTTCGAGCGGGTTTCAATGGATGGACGGTTATGTAGAAGACTTAGTTTGGGACAGAGAGCAGTACATGAACGTACATATATTTCCTAAGTTCTGTAACGGGATACTAGGTTTTGCTTGGACAGCATACACAACTCAAACAGAATTAGATGGTGTGTGGGTTAGGTCTGACGTGTTTGGCAACTATGGGCCTCAGCTTTATTACGATGACAGAGACCAAAACAAAACACTAATACACGAGGTAGGCCATTTCGTTAGTCTACATCATGTTTTTCGTAACATAGATAACTGCGGTCAAAACCTAGGTGACTGTCTAGAGACAGGAGATTTTGTGTGTGACACTCCTCCAACCAAGTTAAACTTTAGCTGTGAAAACCCTATATGCCCTCCAGCGTTGTACGGATATGAGACTAACAATCACATGGACTACTATCCTGATTCATGTAGAACCAACTTCACTGAGGGACAGATAGAAAGAATACATGCCGCTCTACCCATACTACGCCCCGGATTAACAGGCCAGCCGACGTTCTGTCAAGGCGACATCAATGGAGATTTAGTTGTAGGTCAAACAGACTTCTTAATGTTTCTATCTAACTGGGGAGATATTGAATGGGAGGAAGGTGACCTTAATCAGGATGGATACACAACCATCATGGACTTTCAACTAATGCTGGCTAACTATGGTACAATATGCTTTGGTGCCGAACTAGACCCGTTCTACAGGGAAGAAGAAACCCCCGCCTTAAAGGGCGAGGGGCTCAGGTGGTAGCGAAACTCCAGCACTATACCGGTGTAACAGCTGTAATATACTTAAATTACAGATATGAATAGGGGAGTTTTCTCACCAACATATGAGCCGACAACATTGTACTCCATGAAATCAATTGCGTCTTGGCAACTCATCTCATCTCTTTCCATTAGTATGTGAACACACAAGTCGTAATCATATACAGCTACGATGTTAGCACCCTGTGTATGCCCGATGATTGCTTGTTCAAACCCATCAGCAAGAAGTGCTTCTGATTCGTTCAGCTGTTCCATGATTTGTTCATGTCTATGCTTCAGCATTCCAGTCATAAATTCTTCAGTCATTGTTTCATATCCATTGCGCGGAGAAACATCTCTCCAGTTGGTTGGTCAAACGTTTTAATAGCCCTGTATATTGTCCTTGATTTAGACTTTACTGAATCTCTATCAGCCTTAGTTGAATCGGTGCCAAGTGAGCAGTACAACGCGGCATCAATCCTAAGGAGTTCAGACAGCTTCTTTTCGTGCGTCCAGCTTTTAAACTCCAGTATTTTTTGAATGTCATTAACTGTATAGGCCATTGAGAAAAATATTTATTCTGTTGTAAAGGATGTCTTCTTTTCCTACAGGAACCTTTTCCCTGATGAGGTTGTGTAGTTTCTCTAGCCTGTCGTATCCGACATCCTCATCACGACTCAGTTCTTTGATGACCTTATCTTGTTCGGACACCTCATTCTCAAAATCCTTTAGCTCTCTTCGTTGTTTGAATATCATCTCCTTCATATCAGACCTAGTCATGTTGTAAACAGGGTCATAGTTTTCATGATAAATTTCAACGACAGCTTCGTACTTTACCTTAAGTCCTTTGTCATAAAGAACTAAGTCCTTGAACTGATTACAGTAGTGAACAACTATACAGTGAGACTTATTAAGGTACCTACCTACCATTGATTTACTATGGCCCTTGTCAACCAAGATTTTAGAGAAGACCATTCTAGCCTCAACGTTTCTTCGCTTCCGGTCAGCAGCTTCTACACTTGCGTCCATGACTTCATTCACCGCATCGCGCAGTGAGTTAAATTCTTTAAGGTGAACCATATTAAAATTTTTGTGAGGAGTAAAGATAAGGAGTAATCTCAGCTCTCAATATCAAACCACACTCCTTCTTGTTTGACAGAATCATATCAATTGGAAGTAACCATCCTTTAGAATTAGACTTACCCTTCTTCCCTACATCTCTCGATGTTTCGCGAGAACGAAGTCCAACTTCTTTGCAAAAATCCCTAAGCTTAGGCAATGAAAAGACATATGCCCAAGCACTATAATCTAAAGAAGAATCCTCTACAAAGCTGTCAGACACCTTAACAATGTGTGCCCATATGTTTGATTCAGATGCCATAATCCCTGTATCAATATTGGTGGTAGGGTTCTTGTATTCTATGAAGATGTTCCCTGTTGGTTGACGCTCACGTCCATGCATTTTCCAAGGTGACCTTCCAGCAGCGTCCCACTTAACCTCGTGCTTTCTTTGAGTCCTTTCGTTTCTTAAGTCCCAACCCGGCACCCTACCGTTAGAGTGTTCGAATGTATCACCTCCCGTGTGCGAATGCAACCAATTAGCCCATACGAGTTCTATGTAGTCACCCCATTCCTTATCACTTCTGAAGCTGCTTCCCATCATCATGACTATTAAACTCTCGAACAGCATGCTTTATTGCCTCAAGTTCAAGAACAATTAGACGTTTATATTTTCTTACGTTCTCCAGAGTCTGCTCGTAGTTCCCGTCTGGGATTCCTTCAGGCTCGTGTAGTTGCTCATAAAGTTCCGTGGTAAGCCTCTGTATCTCAATGGTACAGTAACTGTATAACTGACTTAATTTAGCCTTTGTCATCTAACTGTTTTTTTATGACAGAGACAGCGTGCTCTATCTGTTTTTTATTTTTAGGTATGAATAACATGTAATCATCCATGTCATTTTCAACCATGTACTTCAGGAAAAGCTTCCACCTCAAAGGGAAGGTATGTTGAGACGGGACGAATCCCTTTGTCTCTATGATGAACTTGTGTTCGTGGCTAACAAAGTCAGGCGTGTACTTTATTCCGAGAGCAACTTTATTTGTTGCATCAACGAGAACATCTTTACCCCTTGTTGACTTATAGTATATACCGGGATACCTGAAAGAGTCCATCAATTGAAACGTCTCTCCTTCGTAATTAAACTTAAGCTTAGCCTCTCTTAATTTATCGTAGCAATAAGTCTCTAGCGTTGACTTTAGCTTTACCCCACCACGATTTAAATTCCTTTTCTTGCTAGGCTTTGTTTTGTTCCTTCGAATTTTAGCCATAACCTAAAAGGTAAGGCTAGATGCTGCTTTGTTTACCAACAACTTTTTCACCAAGCGATGTGAATAACAATGGCTCTGGACCTCTTAATGCAAAGCCACTCTGTGTACTGTTGAATTCAAACATCAGTGGTTCATGATATGAAGTTGGCTTTCCTCCGGTATCTACCTCTCTCACTTTTCTAACGTGCATCTCCACGCATCTACGCATTAACACATCTGGATGCTGTATCTTTCTGTGGAGCGTGATGAAACAATCGCTACGATTAACCCATTTACCACCGTGCTCTGTGTCTTCAGCATAAGGAGCTACCTGTAATCCATCGTCTCCCTTTCTTCTTTGACTCTCTGTAATGCTATGAGCGTTGACCCATACAGCTACATCCATATTGTTACTAAAGGTCAGGAATTCTGATGCTGCCTCGTAGTGATATTCATGAGGACCTACACCTCTACCCGCACTCATCTCTATCTTGAGGCTATTGTAAGGGTCAACGAAGAGACCGTCGATAGGTTGCTGCCTGTGAACCTTCTCACAGAATATGATGATATCTGAGTAGCTGTAAGTTTTACTGTTGTCAATCACAATAAAATGATTCTCAACCCACTCTCGTGCATGCGCCCTCTCCTGATATGTAGTGCTGCTTATCTTTTTGTTAAGAGCAAACTGAACAAGTTTCATCTTGACTGCTGCCGTTCTATTTTCAGAGCTGTAGATAACCCACCTCCAATCATGGTTCATGGCACTGGCGACCATCATCCAAAGAGCAAATGTTGTTTTACCTATGTTGCTATGCCCGTTAATCATAACAAACTCTTTCTTGAAAACAAAATGCTCATCAACCCGACTGTTCCCTGTAGATAATCCAAGAGGGATGTTGCCATCTACATAGTTTTCAATCCAGTCATAGTCAACATCATCACTACTTACGAATGACATATCGCCATCGTTGAGCTTCATCTCTCTACGAACCTTCTCTTCGTTGCTTATCACCTCCCCAATTGGAAGGTTCTTACCGTTTGCAATACCATCATTAATAGTATTGATAGCAGCTTCGATGTTGTCTATATCTCTCTTTGATATCTCTCTCTCAAGCACCCATCTCGCTACATCCTCTTCGACAATACCACTAGCTATGTAACCACCCATAAGACTGGCAGCCTTCACAAGAACACTATGCTTCTCTCCGTCCGGAGCTTTAGCAATCATGGCGGCAGCTATATTGACCTTATTAAAATCGGTCTTGCCTCCCGTTCCTTTTACTTCTTGATGTTGAGAACGCTCTGACAGCATGCCTCCATATCTCTCGTACTCATTCTTGATTACGATGTCTGGGTCATACGATTCAAAGCACAATCTGCTTTCATTCTCTCCTGTGCTATCTAGCTCTAAACCATACTGCTTATCGAAGTATGTAATTAAAGAACGATAGTGGTCCCTATGCCTCTCGGTATTTGTAATCTCTACAAGAGCCTTGACTCCGTCACCGCTTGGTGAGGACCAACAAGACATAATGTATTTGTCTCCGGCTAACGCTGATTTAGCTCTGTTCGCGTCAACGTGGTCAAAGTCAAGAATAATAAGGCCACTATGATACTTTAGTGTATCATCACTGCGCTTACCATCCTCAAACACACCACTAAAACAAACCGCAGGCAGCTCTTGCTTGTGACTTTTGTCTCCGTTCCTTATTAACTCAACCTTTGGTCGGCTCTTCCCATCTTTAATCCTCGTTAGCACTGTATTTAGGGACGTAATCACTGCGTCCTGTGTGCGATAGATTGTCGGATATATCGTTACTCTCTTGTTTTTCATTACGCAGTTGCTCTATTTGGTTTTCATACCACTGCGCTTTCTTTAGGTCCTCTTCTATGCTTGACGTTGGTTTCGAGCCCGCTCTCATCCTGTACTTGAAGCTGTTCATCTCGCAGAAAGCCATGTAAGCTTCCCTTCCCCAGATTTTTAGCATCATATGCCATACCTGCTGCCCTCCTTTCTTGTAATGATTTGGATTTACCGTATCGTAATCGGTATTGGATTTTTTCTTTGAAGGTTTTGAGTGTTTCAATGAGTCCTTCGATTGTATCAACTTGCTCATGGGGTCTTAAAAAATTTTGTGCCTCTAAGGTAAGATTTTCTTTAGGCATGTTATCAATCTTATCTGTAATTATCCTTGATGCCACATCAAAAGCAGAGCGATAGTCAGGGCTATTTATATAGTAGTACTCATGATTACCAATGTAATGAGAGACTGTTGTCCTGTCTTTGTTGAATAATCTAGCGCATACGCTGGCATGAAAAAAAGGTGCAGATGCATTGGCAAATGCTGCCCTCATCTCAACCTCCGGCCTCATCCTAGAGCCCAGCTTTGGCTCCCAACTCAACTCGTTGCAATACTCGTTCCAAACTTCTCTGAAAATGTCCATTTATATATGTTTTATTAAGTTCAATTAAGGCTCGTCTTTCCGAACTGTCAGTCTTTGATGACCATAACAGGGTCATGGTTAATACCACGCACCTCCTGACTTAACCTCTTACTTCTACAGTCAAATTCAAAGTAAAAGACTGGACACCCCACCTCACCTGACAAGGTAAAGATTCAATTAGGTGCGCGGCTTTAAATTGTACCCTCGATAGGAATCGAACCTATGACCTACTGCTTAGAAGGCAGTTGCTCTATCCAGCTGAGCTACGAAGGCAGGTAGGAGAGACCCTTCTGGCGTGCGTGTCTTCAAACAATCACGCTAACGGATGAGGGTTTTAATCGTAACTCTCCCGTACCTTTCATTTAGAATGGCACTTCATTAGTGCTTTGCTTGTCGAGCTTTCGCTGCTGTTCGCTTGCACTGTTCGGGTCATATACTGAGCAGAAGGCTTTCATGCGTTTGCTATCTTCCTTGTCTGGAATTCCAAGAACATCAACATACACTCGCCCTTTGGATGTAGCGTATTGCTTCATCGTTTCAAGCTCTTCTAAAGTAAAAGAGATTCTAGTCTCTACTCGCGGGGCATTCACGTAGCCCACGTACACGTTTTCTTTTTTTTCAGCCATAATTGGTGAAGTATTAAAGGTTTAAAATATATTCTTTGTACCGGTTACGGGATTGTACAACTCCCATGTTTCCCTCTGCATATAACCACATCATACGCAACTCTAGATTGTCAGAACCCATAGCTAAACCCAACTCCTTGTATGGCATGTGAAGCTCATTGATAGCGTAGTATGCTGTCATGCAACGTTCCTTGAAGGCACCCTTGCCAAAAGCTGTGGGTACACTCACGTCAATACCGAAGTGAAGGTTAGATTTTAATATGAGTTCTTGTGCGGTCATTAGATTATTCCTGATTTAAAAAACGTATCCGTTTCTTTTTTGTTGTCTAGGTAGTAATTGATTCTATCTACTGCCTTATTAAATTTCTCAGCACCCGATTTTAACGTCTCGTCGCTTGCTTGATACACACCAATAGCGAACGGATAAGCCTTCTCTTGTGCCACCCAATAGAACTTCTCCTTCTTGAGAACCTCCATGTATATGTAAGCTTGAATGTCATATCCAAAGCTGAACACATTGTATCTAAACTTATCGAGCGACATTGTGCTCTTGCTGTCTGATACATAATCACTTCCAAGGCAATCGAGGAATCCTCTAACCGGACATCCATCAATCTCTTCGTTGAATTCATATTGATAATCACCAACTAGGTATTTGTCATACACCCCAGTGACCTTCAACCTTTCAATCATCTCAAGAGATTTCTTGTAATCCTCCTCGCTCACCAACCTGACTCCACGTTGTTCTGCGTCCTCCTCATAGTCTTTGACCCAAGCCTTGTACTTGTTAGTCATCTTGGGAGCTCTGCCTCCTATCTCATCACACTTCTCCTTGTCATTGAGTATGGAGAATTGCTTATCAAAATCTTCAGGAGTAAACAACATGCAGTCATACATGCTGCCAAACGCCAACGCTGGAGACTCTTTTCTTAGCTGTCCCCTCATGTACATCTCCCACAGACGCATGTCTTGCAAGGCGTACTTGATTGAGCTGTATGATAAGTGACCCTTACCTACTGCCTCGGCTAACTTGATGGCTAACATTACGACTTAGCGTATTCAGCGAGACGATTGTATTGCTCGTCATTGAACTTAGTCTTCGACTGCTTCTCAATCTTAGACCAAGAGTCCATCTTGTCATCTGATTTCTTGAGATAGTCAACAGCTTTCTGGTAGTCATCATCTACGGACGACTCCTTCTTAGGTTTTTCCGTTGCTGATTGCTTAGCGATTGCATCCTTTACCTCATTCGCTGAAGCTATGGATGTTTCAATTCCAATACCCAGTACTCCTAATGCTCTGCCGATGGCTGAAGTCTCGCAGTTCTCCACATAGCTAGTCTTGTTGATGTTGCTACTGCCCTTTACCTCATGTGCATGTCCTGTCGCTACAACACGTTGCTCTAGGTCTGCAACTACGGCTCTACAGATACACTCTTCATTGTTATCTAGTATGGTTACCTCGGTTGAGATAGTCCAAAACTTGTACTGCTCTTCGGCTCGGAAGAATTTGATACGTTCGTTTACTTCTACGTACTGCTTGCCACGAATGTTTGTGGTCTTGAATTTATGATTGCTCATATTATTTAATTAGGGATTCAACTTCTTTAATCAACCTCATTTGAAGCATCACTACTGGTTGGAGCAGTATGCAGAGGATTACTATCGGAGATGCTATCAACATCTTTATTGTTCTCATCATAGGCTTTTATTAAGTCCTCGTATTCATCAAGCAGTACGCTCTGTTGTCGAATCAGATTGTTGTATGCTTTCCTCTCTGTGTGTGCCTGTTCTACAAAGTTCGAGGTTTTCCTCGACATTATCAACATGTTTGCACACATTTTTTTCCACATGGAGAGAGCTTTGTTCATGGGTTCAATGATTTAAGGGTGCCAATTAAGCCAAGTCTTTCAGCGTCATCGTTAATCACCATGCACTTCTGAGTGAACTCCGATTCTGTAAGCTGACCTGAATCATATCGCCTGCAAGCGTCTAAAAAAAGCTTGCAAACGGACTCGCTGTCGTGCAGTTTGAACATTCGGTCATGCTCTTTTAATGGTTGTTCTTCTGTTATGTTCATTGAACTAAGGTTAAATAGATTAAGATTAAAAATATTCCTGTGTACCCTATTGATACAGCTAACTCTTCTGGTTTATTACTCATCGGTTCAAATTTGACAAGCGTTCAAGATTCCACATGATATGAACGACCTCCATGAAGTCTGTGATTCCATTCTTCTGGCTGACCGTGTCACCGCTCTCACTAAAAACTACAGCTTCATGTCTGTTGTTGATGGTTGTAACTGATAACGTGAGCTTACCTACAATAATCTTGAGGACTCCTGAATGTGGTCCGTGTGTGAGGCTAAAGTTTCTATCTGTTTCTGTGTCCATGTGAATTAAATTAAAGGGGTTATACTCTATTAACGTGATTAACTTTCTGTTATTGTGTCTTTAACATGGGTTAACACTTCGTTCCAATCTATTGATTGTAAGCTGTGGTCAATGAAATCCTTGAGGACTCCGTTGGGAATGATTTCGTAAGTGCTTTCTATTAGCATGTCAAACACATCTTGGCAGTACTGAGGCGTGATGTCAATTATCCTTGCGTCATTTGTGCCTTCTGTCTCTTGCCATACATTGGCAATCTCATCAATGTATCCCCATACATTTAGCAACCAAGTCTCTTTGTTTCTGAATGATTCGTAGCTCATGACTTTGAATTTATATGTTCTATGTAACTCACAACCCCACGATACACCTTCGATATCATTTGTTCTTTCTTGTCTTCAGGGTTATTACCACTAAAGAATACGCTGTCTCCACATTCAGGAGTCACCCAAACAAACCTATCCCCGATAGTGAACTCAACCTCCACCTCTCTCATGTCGCTTATCTTTTGCACCACAGGCATCAGCCAATCCCACGAGGTGTGATACTTGAAGTCTTCAGCGTGTACCATACCTACAGAGCCGTCCTCGTTATCCACCCTGAAGAATGTCTTGTACGTTTGATGTCGGGGCTTCTCCATAAAGTCTGCAATCAACCCGTTGTTTTCGAACGTGTGATTGGATAGTGTGATTGATGAATTCATGATTCTATTATTAATGGTTCTACATTTAGAACGGCAGGAACTCGTGAGTTATTGTGCCATCCTCGGATAAACTTCCTACGTCGATGAGGTGCCTAGCAGTGCGACCATAGCTGCTTTGTAGACTCCACACTAATCCGGTTTGGATTAGCACAGAGAACAACTCCAGCACCTTTTCAGCACTAGCTAGACCTCCCTCGTAATTCATAATCATTCCAGTTAGCTGAGCTGTGTCTGGGATTAACGCTTTGGAATTGCAGTTGATATTCATGACTCTTAATCTTCAGTGGTTTGAAATTCGACTCCTTCTAATTCTTCAGCGGCATCGTCTATCCTTTGCTTGAGGTCGGTGACGAAATCGTTCAGGTCACTGAGCATGTCCTTTGCGCTCATGCTTCGCGTGCAACACTGAATCTCGTGGTACATCTCACGAGCCTGTGGGAGTAGCTCGGATACCTCCATGATGGCGGGAGCGCAGTCCCATCCGTCTTCTGTTGTCATAATTATTTTAACCATGGTGAATTGTTTTGTGGTGTTTCTATAGTTAGAACGCACCGAGTCCTGAGATATTGTACGTCGTTTGTTAACGGATGTTAACCTGTTGGTTAGCGTTTAAGACCACGTCCCATTCCTCTCCGCAATGAGATATAATTGCCTTCGCGTGCATCAAATCCTTGAGCTTTGCTTCAGCCTCGTCAAGGGAAGCTACTAATTCAGAAACCCGATTCTGCTGAAAGCTTATGGCTGATGCATTACTCTTAGCGTTCCTGAGGTGATTGCACAACGCTTCTGCATCGCTGTATGATAGACCATCACCAGAGGTGACTTTTTCCATCTCTACATCACTGGCATGAGATTGAGCTTCGCCAGCCTCAACAACATCGTACACCTTCCATCCTCCCTTGATGACATGAAACTTGGATACATCGGGCTTTGATAAACCTTTTACCTCAAGGAGAATCTCAAACTCCCCTCTTGAGAAACCACGACTAGTGACTGCCTCTCCTTCGCTCTTACCTTGCTTGATGGCACTGAAAGCCTCTTCGATACATCGCTTCTCGTTGATAGCTAACCGCTCCTCCAAGGACATTACAGCATCACGAAGCGTGTCGTACCATGTGAGAACTGTACCATCTATACTTAAAGCCCACACGTTGTCATCATCCTTCTTAAGGTTGACGATTACTCCGTTTATGACTACGCTGTCAAGCGTATCCATGAAGCTTTCCTTCACCTCGTAGTTTCCAGCACTGATTCGCTTCAGGTATTCGCTACGCTTGAAGTTAGACTTTGCCTCGTCCTGCATGTCCTCCTCTATCTCTCGAAGTGAGCGGTCAACGTTGGCTAGGTACTTACTGGTGTGCTTCAGCTCATGGTTCAATACGTAGTCAATACGACTCAGTTCCGCCAAGAACGCTGACTTGTACCATACACGGCTGGGGTTTGCTTCCCTGTATTCCCTGACAGCTAGCTTGAGAGGCGCGTCTGTACTCCAGTCACTATCATTAAGTAGAGGCAGAGAATCCATTAGCTCCACAATATTGGGAAACTCTGCAATCAACGATAGCTTTACAGCTACTCTGTACTCTCGGAAATCTTTCCATAGTTTCGGGACTCCGAATCGGTCTTTGGTCTTCTCCACCTCTTGCTTCAATACTGATAGCACGATAGATTGTCGTGACTCGTTATCTCCTAAGAGCTTGCTCTCGATTTGCGCTAACGCTTCCTGTGGTGTGAATTTAGATTTACTCATGTCAATTGAATTAAAAGATTAAACTGCTTCTTTAGTAATAACGCGGACGTTTGTCTGTTATTGTGCTTGTGTTGTTAACGAAAGTTAATTAAGTCTCTTACGTTGTATGACTTGTCAAGTGCTTCAATCACAAGCATTTGAGCTTCTGGGTCTTCGTTACTGAAAAATATGTATGCCTCTACAATCTCCTCTATTGAAAGGTTTAGCTGTAGAAAGGGATTCGGGGAATTGTCAAACGGCTTGTTCATGATGCTATGGATTGTGTACGAGTCCGTAGAATCTCATACGATTTCTTGTAGTCTCTGCTCAACAAAGTGCACTCCAGTCCCAGCATGTCAAACGGATGACGCAGACCATACATATCCATAAGAGCCATAGCTGTTGGTACATCGCAGCTAAGGACCATATTCGGTGATTTGCCAGTCATTATGGTAAGGTGCACGTTGACCTTGGTTCGGAATCCATCTTTCTTGCATTCAAACTCCATCCTTGCGCTGACACCATCGACGTTGACTCCGGGCATGTTGGTGTAGAGTAGCCGAATGCTATCTCGAACCTTCATCTCCATAGGGGAGGGAACGAATCCTATAAGGCTAAAGTGTTGCTGTCTTCCTGTTGCTTTCATCATATCTTAATGTGTTTAATTGAACTTCTATAGTAATAACGCAGGACTCTCCTTGTTATTGTGCTTAGTATGTGAACGAATGTTAACGCTCTCCTAGAGGAAATCGACATAGTCAATCCACTCCAATCCGTATAGCTCCTGTAGCTCCTCGATGCTCATGACTCCTCGCTTTCGTCCAGTATGAAGTCTACAGCTTTCATCGCTTTGGTCGCGGCTGACAGAGCCATCTTTGGCTTATCCTTTAGCTCTTTGACCCATCCATTGATATATGCCTGACTATTCTGCTCATCATCCTTTGGGCTGATTCCAGTGAGACCTACAAGGAACTGACTCCCAATCTCAGCAACCAACTCTTCCTTGGAGTACGCATCACTTCCGAATGCTGCAACCTTGTCTAGTCGCTTCAAGATTGTTTCGTGTCCAGTGCTGTGAACCAGCTCATGGAACAAGGTCTTGTAGTAATCGTCGTTGGTGACGAACGTCTCTGGATTCGGCATCTGCACATGGTGACGTGACGGAACGTAGAATGCACGCTCTCCTCCATGAGACAGGCTTGGACGATTGTCCTTCGGGTACTGCTCTTTGTAAACTCTCTCAGCCTTGTCAATCGGTGTGAATTCGCCCACACCTTCGACTGGAGCAACAGGCTTGCGTCTCGGCTCAATGTCATCACACTGGGCGATGTTGAACACGTTCCAAGAACGAGGAGTGAAAATCTTGTCGAACTTCATGCCGACTGGGATATCCTGATACTTTCGGTAGAACTTGCCGTCCTCTCCACGGAACACGATGTTCCAGAAGACAATCCATGTGCCTGACTCTCCCTTGCGAACCTGCCCACCCTTGGCAACAGCTTGCTTGTATGTCAACCACTCGTTGTGCGGATACTCATGCTCCATCTGCTCTACGCATAGGAACAGGGTGTTGACTCCCTTGTATGCCTTGCCAGTCGAGTTATTGATTGGAGACATCATGCCGTCACCTCCGCTCCAAGGACGAAACCACTGGAGACCTTTTGACTCCAAACCTTCTACGATTCGGTCAGTCACTTTCTTGTAAATATCTACTTTAGCCATGCTCTTTCAATTTGTGGGGAGACTGGATTGCCTCCCCTGTTTCTATAGTGTTAACGTATCTCGGTTTCTGTTTATTGTGCAGGAGTGGAAAATTCCGAAATAACAAGGTTGGTCTTGAGATTGATGTGCGCTTTCTTGATTTCGAACATCACGCGCTGAGCTGGTAAAAGCTCATCCTCAGCGATGGTCAAACGCTCTTGGATGTTGCTGATGGTTTGGTCGGATAGGCACAGGTCTTTCGCCAGTTTCAACTCCCTATCCAAAGACTCAAGGTTAGACTCTGCTAAACTCAACGCAATCTTAGCCATCCCTCGTGCGTTCTTCAGGGCAATCTCAACCATCTCCATCGCTGCCTGCAATCCTTCGTTCGTGTTGTCTATCATCTTATATGGGTGTTTAGTTATACAGCTATAACGGATTCAACATTTAATTTATTGTGCAGAGCCTAGTCTAACTTGCGCCATGCTCCTTGCGTGGCTCGGCATCAATGGCTTCAATCGTTCCAGTATCGCAACGTATTCAGCCTGTAACGCATCCATCTTGGCTTGCGCTATGTCAATGGCTTCCTGAGCCTCGAACCGCTCAATTGGAGTAGTGCAAGCATCCTTGAGGTTGCGCATGTATCTGCGCTCCATCATGGCATCTTCGAAGGCATCCTGATTGTCTTCACGGGCATCCTTCAATAGGACTCGTTCAACGTTCTCCTTGCACTCTCTCAAGGTCTGGCCTCCAGCGAACATCTCGCTGTCATTGTCCTCGTACGCAGTGTACTCCTTGAGCACTTCGTCCTTTGCAATGAACATCCTGAATTCACCATCGACGAATACGTCGGTGACCTTCTGCTGGATGACTCCGTATCCCTCGGCTCTCAGGTCCATCGTGTTGATGCCTCTCTTGAATGTGATGTTTAACTTACTCATTATCAGTGTGTTAGGGGTTGTGTTATATCTATTTAGCTATCGCGTTACAGGTTCTATAACGGATATCAATCTTGTTCTAGTATCCAGTACTTGCCAACAGATGTTAACATCCCACATATGGGTAGTACTATATGATTGACCAACGCAAGGGGGATGATTGTACCTGAGGTCTTCGGTGCTCGATAGTGAATCGATGTCATCTGTCACGGGTTGGTGTATCCCTTAGGTTGATATGGATGTGATGTGCTCACCGGATAGGCTAGACCAAAAAGCCAAAACATTTAGCGCAACCCTGAGAAAGTTTGCGGGGGTGGGTCTGTGCAATGCGTTTCGGTTTGCTCAGCCAACCGTCCCTATGTATGTATAATCCCATTAGCAAACATTACTCCCAAAAAAACCATATATAGCTGCATCATCAATCAAAAGAAATTTGTATTTTTGCGTGATGATTTTTTTAGCATATAGCATATTTGGAGCCTACACTTTCTTCGCATCCAAGTGGACAATTGAGTTTATCCTAAACAGGAAAAGGACTTGACTTTGTAAATTTTTTCGTGTAACTTCGCATCAGCTTGACGAACGAACGAACATCTTCGAATGCTTGCTGTAGCCGCATTCAAGAGTTCTTTAGATAGCTTCCAACATTTTTATAAACTCGGCTATCATAATCGTATTGACTAAGTACGTGAGAAGAGGATGCCTATGCCCTAACCCCAGATACCATGAAAGAAGAAGAGTTCGACATATCATTCCTTGACCCTAAGAAGCTTAAGGAGTCAGAGGACAAACTAGAGAGCGGAGAGATTACTTGTAACATAGATTCCCCAGAGGACTGCGAGAGCTGTAGTGGCTAATCGCTTATAATTCATTTGGTTAGATAGGGAGAGGGATTGGCATTTGCTGGTCCTTTTCTTTATTACTTTTGTAGCATGGACACATTGACGCAATTTGAGATGATTATCATTGCAGGTTCGATAGTCGGTACGTGGATTAAACACAATTCTGATTACGCGCATCTAAAGGGGAGAGTGATTGCACTTGAGAATGATAATGGGGAGATGAAGGACGACGTGAAGCAATTGCTCAAAGAGGTCCAAGAGCTAAAAGTTTTGTTGGCTAAGAACCAACTACAATAACCCCACAGCTAATTACGTTATAGGTCTATGAAAGACCCTATCCATCTTTGTGATGTCGTATTGTTTGACGGCAAATCCAAGCGCGAGTATAAGTTAAGTGACGTTGTTCTAGCCGGAAACGATAAGAGTTTAATATGGCAATCGGACATACATCGCAACAGACTAATAAAGCTTGCCTTTAAAACCCCAGCAAAAATAAAGACCCAGCGCAATAACATGCGTCTTTATATAAAGGGTATTGATTTCAAGAAATATATCTCCCACTCAAACCATAATTGGGGACTGAGTAAATAATTATATTTGTGTCATGCAATACAAACGGGCACAGAAAGGAGCTAAGGTAAATGGTGACCCAATCACCAAAGAATCTAACTTAAAGGACATGGCGGTGCACATGGGAAAAGCCTTCCCTGATACAGCTATACCTGATAAAGTAATGAAGGGCTATGCTATGACATGGTTACTTAGTGGTCGCAAAGATGACGCACTGAAAGCTGTTATCGCTCAAGAGAAGAAGCGTCAGTCAAAGGGATTACCCGCACCTAAGATGAAATCATGAAGGCGGCTAAGAAATCAGAGAGAGGTAAGCTAAAGGTTTCTTCAAAGAAAATAGATGTACCATCCCCATCTGGATATCACTGGATGGAGGAGCAAGGTAGATACTATCTAATGGAGGGGGATTATAAACCGCATCCCGGAGCTGTAGAGAAGGCATCGTTTAAAGTAGCTACTCATGGCAAGTAAGAGGAAACAACCGTATAGACTCGGACTCCCGACTAGATACACCGACCCCGGACAGGGTAAAGAAATCAAGGCCACTGTAGAGGAGGATGCCGACAACAAGAAGAAGATGTCGGAGGACTACAAGTCTGGCAAGCGCATTAAGCTATCCCTATTCAAGAAGAGGGTAGAGGCTAAGAAGGGGGCTAAAGTAAAAGCCAAACCCTTGAGTAGCTCTACAATAGCAACACTACAAAAGAAAGCCAAGAGTTCCGGAATTTCTTTCGGAACCTTAAAGAAAGTTTACAGAAGGGGTCAAGGTGCTTGGCTTTCGTCTGGCTCTCGTCGAGGAGCATCCATGGCTGCATGGGCTATGGGTAGAGTCAACAGTTACATTCGTGGCTCTAAGAAACACGACACAGATTTGAGAAGATAAACAACAGTTATATTTGCGATATGGAATACAGCAGAAAATACGGAATGGGCGGCAACGTCGATAGATTAAGAATGGCTTTCGGAGGTAAAATGGAGTACGCCGATGAGGGACGTAAAATGCCATCTAACTTTGTAGGAAGAAAAAGAGGTCGTGACGCAGACACTCCGTATAATGACAAAGTCGCTATGGAAGCTGGTATAGAGATAGACTACAGTGATAAGTACCGATACTTAACTGAACAGGAGAAAGAGTATGCTATTGAACTTGAGTCAGCAGGTCTTCTTCGCACTAGCGGTAAAGGTGGCGGATATATTACACCTCAATCTATGGAGAATCTAATGTCTCCAAAAGCAAGATTAGCAATGGCTTCAATGATGAGGCAGATTAAAAACGGAGAAGAGCCCGGCGGAAAAAGTTTTGGTCGGGGCAGAATTGAAACAGGTGGGGTCAAGGGTTCACAAAGAGCAACGCGACCTGCTATCGTTCAGCTTGCTCCACCTAGAGGGTATGTCGAAGAGGAAGGGGAAGAACGGAACCGGATGATTCAGTTTGCAGGTATTGGTCCGGATGGCCGCACGATAAGAGGAGACGAAGGTCCAGCAGGGTTTGGAACAAGAAGCCCTGAGTATTAAAATTCAGGGATGGTCACCTCAATGACCTCTATAACCTCTGAGTCTTTAATCGTAAATTCTACACCATCGAATGCCACATCGTATGGACGAACTTTAATTACAAAAGTTTCTCCAGTAAATCCCTTGTGGCTGAATCCAGCACAGCGTCCAATAAAGAACTCGTCTTCATTCATTCCTTTAGGCTTGAAGGGGACCACCTCTCCGTCTTGCATGATGTAGGTGTCAAGGACGAAAGAACTGCCCCCGTAATCTGACGGGAGTTTTGATGATACGGCACTGAATGTATTGTCATCAAAAAAGACGATACGCTGTGCTTGGGAAGCAAACGGCAATACAATTAAGGCAAGTAAAAATAAATTCTTCATAATGAATTGTGTTATGGGGTTCCCTTATACAACGGATTAAGATTCCGTATATTGTGCCCATGCTTGTAAAACGCGTAAAAAAATTTCAAAGGGTCTCCAGAGTAAGCATGAGAGAGGGTGGTTTAGTAGACTGGCCTCCAAGCGGAGCGAAGTCTTTTGATTCTATTCTGGACAGACAGATATATAAGGAATCCACGGGAAACCCCTTGGCTGAGTCTTCAACTGGTGCGAGAGGATTAGCTCAGATAATGCCCGGAACAGAACAGTACCTAAAGGAGAAGGGAATGATTCGAGAAGATTTCGACCCATTCAACCCTGAGCACTCGAAAGAAGCGCAACAGGTTTATATGAATAACTTAATGAACAGGAGCTGGAATAAAGGTTCTGAGGAAATTAAGATTGCTAAAGCATTGGCAGCATATAACTATGGACCTACAGCTACAGTGCGCGTTCTTAATAAAGCTAAAGAACAAGGCAAGGACATATATGAATCTCTTGATTGGATTGAAGAACTGCCTCTTGAGACTAGAGATTACATATCTAAGATACTCGGATATAACGAAAAGTTTGAAGACGAGTATGGAAGTTACAGACTAAGGGGCAATAGCTAGGATAGCTTTATAGGCTCCCCCCCCTCTAGCTTTCTGTATATTCTTTGAACTAGAATTCTTCCGGACTGAGATAAACCAAGCCTATTCTTGTGATGACCCGCTTCGTGAAACATAGCGTTAACGAATGAGTCTATTCCCTTTCCGGGATGAATTACTTCTAGGTATCCTTTTTGCTGTAGAGGCATTACCGTTCTTTCATACAGCTTACTCCTACTCTTCTTCATTGCCTTGGCTAGGTGGTCAACGGTAAAGAACTCGTAGTCATAACAAAAGAGCATAGCCTCTATTTCAGCTGTACCTATATCATAGTTAAGTTTGATGTCTCTCATAACCATAGATAGCTTCTTTAGCTCATTCTTTTTTACGTATCTCTTATTCAGTTTGCTGAATTCCCTTCTCTTCCTTCCCGGATGATGTCTACTCATTAGTAGTATATTTGTTTCAAAATTAAGAATATGGCTACTCTTAGCGGAACTAGACTGAAAGATACATACACCGGTCTATTGAAAACCAGTGATGCGAGTAACTTCACGTCATCATTAAAGGTTATTCAAGACGGCTCTGGAAATGATTCAGCTCTGTCTTTATCTACATCCACCGTCAAGGCAGCTGCTTTGCAGGTTAATACTATTACAGGGAATAGTTCAAGTTCAAAGGTTCTAGTTTGGAATGACAGCACAAAAGCAATCGAGCATAGAACCTTCCCGTCTAACTCTACGGTTAGCACAACCTTAGGTGGAAGTGCAGCTCCAACCATCACTATCGAAGCTGCTGACGCATCAAGCACTACAATTACATTAACTGCAACTGATGGTTTGGGCTACTCTCGTAGTGGCAACACAATTACTATTGGAAGGGGTGACGAGTCAATAAATACACTTAGCGTATCTACGACTCTCACTGCCTCTGATTCTGGAAACACTTATTACTTGAACTCTACTTCTGGGTTCACTGTCACGCTTCCTTCGGCTGCTCCCGGAGTTGTTTTTAAATTCATCATTATTGGAGCGAATACTGGAGCCATAAGTATTGCCACAGCAACAGGTGATTATGTTTATGGTAAGGCTGTTGTAACTTCTAACTCAGCTACTGGTCAATCTAGAGTAGGAACCGTGGCCCAGAACAACTCTCGCAACGAAATAAATCTAGACCCTGATGGCAATGATAGCGGTGGTCGCGAAGGCGACGTTATAGAGGTTGTCGCTATAGATTCTAATTACTGGTTAGTGACGGCTAATCTTACAACATCTAACACTACTGTTGGTGCTGTTAATGTTATGCCTGCCCCATAATTCGTACCTTATTATCATGGATGATATTTTAAAGAAAGCTATGTTTGAGGAGGTTGCCGATGTGCTTGCTCAGGTTGAAGAGATAGCAGAGAAGTATAAGCACTCTGGTGAACTGGTGTATAGTACAGCGTTTGGATACCTAGAAGAAGAGGGTGAGGATTCTAATAAATGGAGTTTGGCCTATGGTCACAATTGTAGAGACACGGATGAGTTTGACGAGTTTGTTACACTTCAAGTTGAAGCGTTTCATCGTGGACGTGAAGAAGACGAAATTGATTTACCGGGTCTCTTTTTAAACTAAAGAGATATGAATGTAATTAGAAAGATTGTCATTGGGCCAAACCCCAAGGACGCTATGGCTTACTATGTAGGCATGAGAGCTGGTGGTGCTAAGGTAATCGCCATTAAAGAAGACGAGGCTTCACTATATAAGTATAATGTAAGAAGGTATCATGTTTACCTAGAGGACGAAGATTCAACGTATATTTGGAAGACGGTTGAGAACCAACCACTTTTAATTGAATACGATTGTAATTTTGAATGAAGACATTAAATCACTTCTTCGTTAAGGTTCCTAATAAATCAACGGGAACCCTAAAGCTTGGCGATAAAGAAATTTTCTTAGATACTAGGTTCAATGAATTTGAACACAGAGTATGTCATGGGGAAATACTATCGTCCCCCTGTAAGCAAGATACCGGAGCTAAACCGGGAGACACTTTGTTCTTTCATCATCACGTAACTTCAAGTGCTTCTAATGTGATTGACGAATCAGAGGGAATCTATATGGCTATATATGACAATCAAAACAAGAGAGGTAGTCACGCTATAGCCTATAGGGATTCGGAAGGAGACATTCACATGTTGGCTGACTGGGTGTTCTTAGAGCCACTAGAAGAAGACACATCGGAGGAGGTGACAGACAGCGGTATAATTTTATCAGTCACTAAAGAAACCAAGGATGAGGCTAGGGTTGTTACGCCTAGTAGAGACATGGTTGCAGAAGGTGTAGTTAAAGGTGATGTTGTTGGTTTCTTAAAGGACAGAGATTACAAGATGAAGCTTGACGATGACTCGATAGTTTATCGCATGAAATCAGACGACATACCTTATGCGGTCAAGTAAGTTCACTACCATAAAAGCAGCCGAAAGACTCATGAAGTCTATGGAGATTGCAATAGATAACATGATTGATGAAGTTAAAAAACCTGTTGACCCTGAGGCTGGAGGAAGTGCTAGGAAAGCTGAACTGCAAAGTATTAAACAGACGGCGGTGGACTGCAAGGAACTTTTGGTGGAACGGCAGCGGCTTGAACAGATGGTGAAAGACATGAAGTCTAACGGAAGCATTGAACAACAGAAGGATTACTCAGGAGGATTCGCGGAAAAATTCAGCAAGTAGATATGGCAAAGTTTATATGCAAAGATTGCAGCCACGAGCAAGAAGGCCGCAACACATCCATTAAGATGTTGGATGGCAAGGCGAGGCACGACATAAAGTGTGATAAGTGTGGTGGTTATATGGATTTAAAAGAACCCAAGTCAGGTATGCCTAGTTTTAAAGCTAACCGCTGGGGGCAAGTAATGTAATGGACACCTTATTAAATCTAGATGAATATAAAGAGCCTGCTGTTAAGATATGTCCCAACGGTACAGTCGGAAGTATCGTCGAACTTGGCGGGCTTCTCATTTGCCTTCCCTCGATACCGAAGGACGGAATCAAAGGAGAGGGTCTGGAGGCAAGTTTGCAAATGTGGGAAAGAGTACCTATGCCAAAAGAACTGTCCCGTCTTAGAAGTATGGACGAGTGGGCAGAGGCCCCGAAGGAGTTTCGAGAGAAGTTTCATCCATATATCGAGGAAGAATTTAGAAGGCGTAGGGAGGGTCTTTGGTTTTACAATAAGGGTGAACCTACGTATATCACGGGGAGGCACTACATGCTCTTACAGTGGACGAAGATTGACATTGGATACCCATCGTATCTTGCGTTCCAACGTGACATCTTTCTCCACATGGCTGCGTGTGAATCTGACCCGCGTTGCATCGGTCAGCTTTATACTAAGTGTAGGCGTTCTGGCTACACTAATATCTGTAGCTCTGTTCTTCTTGATGAAGCTACTCAAGTTAAAGACAAGCTTCTCGGAATACAGAGCAAGACGGGTAAAGACGCGCAGGAAAATATCTTCATGAAGAAGGTGGTGTCTATGTTTAGGCACTATCCGTTTTTCTTCAAACCTATTCAGGACGGTACTACAAATCCAAGAATGGAGCTAGCCTTCCGCGAGCCCTCGAAAAGGATTACAAAAAACAACAAGACTTCTTTTGCTGGCGATGCATTGAATACAGTTCTCAATTGGAAGAACACTACGAACAATGCATATGATGGAGAGAAGCTTCATATGTTGTATATGGACGAGGCGGGTAAATGGGAGAAGCCATCTGATATACGTGAAGCTTGGAGAATAGAGAAGACCTGTTTGATTGTGGGCCGACGTATAGTAGGCAAGGCATTGGTGGGGAGTACCGTAAATCCTATGGGTAAGGGTGGCTCTGAATACAAGCAGATATGGAAAGATTCAGACCCGCTTAAACGTAACGCTAACGGAAGGACAGTATCAGGTCTATATAGATTGTTTATTCCTGCTTACGAATCGTTAGAAGGTTTCTTTGACCTTTATGGAAATCCAATCATCACTGACCCAAAGACTGAGATTAAAACATTAGAGGGGGACATGATGACCTTTGGTTCCAAGACATTCCTAAGAAACGAAAGGGATTCTCTTAAGAGTGATGCTAAAGAATTAAATGAGCTTATCCGTCAATTTCCATTCACACCGGATGAGGCATTCAGGGATAGTGTAGAGGGGAGCCTATTTAATATTGGTAAGATATACGAACAGATAGAGCATAACGATTCTCTATACCCTAACCCAGTAGTCAAGGGTAATTTTCAATGGAGGGGAGGTGTCAAGGACACTCAAGTTGTTTTTAATCCTGACCCAGCCGGAAGGTGGTATGTATCATGGATGCCTGAAAATTCTGAGCGAAGTGTGCTGACAAGAAACAAGGGGAAGATGATTCCTTCAAACCCAAACAGGGGATGTGGGGGAGTTGACTCTTACGACTTAGATGCTACTGTTGATGGAAGAGGTTCGAAGGGCGCTTGTCATATATACAACAAGTTTAACTTGGACGGGGCTAGTAATATGTTTGTAGCTGAGTACGCGAGTAGGCCGCCGATGGCTAAGATATTCTATGAGGATGTACTGATGGCCGCTGTGTTTTATGGGTACCCGCTACTGATAGAGAACAACAAGTATGGTATCGTAAGGTACTTTGAATCAAGGGGTTATGACGGATACGTAATGGATAGGCCAGCCCACTTAAAATCTCCTAGCTCTTCGGTGAATGTAAAGACGAAGGGTATTCCTTCAAATTCACAGGACGTTATACAGGCTCACGCCTCCGCAATAGAAGACTACATCCACAATCATGTAGGTCTAAATGAAGACGGTGAACCGGGAGCGATGTACTTTAATAGGACGTTGGAAGACTGGGTTGGATTCAAGATAGACAAGCGTACAAAGTATGACCTTTCTATAAGTGCTGGTTTAGCTTTACTAGCTGCTCAAAAAGTCAAGGCAGAGAAAAAAGAAACCAAGTTTGACGAGAAGGTTTTCTTTAGAAGGTACAAGCTGAGTTAGGGGTCGCCGCATATTGTTATATTTGCACTTGAGGCCAACAAAATATTTCATGACCCAAGGGAGCAAAAATACCAAATACGGAAACTTTCCAGACCCCTTTGCGTCACCAGAACAAAAGCTAGGGAAGTCTTACGGTTTAAAGTACGCTAAAGCAATTCAGAGTCAGTGGGGAAATGGAGATTCGTCTACCTCTCTACTTAGTCAAAGAATGCAGGACTTTGAAAAGAACAGAGACTACGCTAACGGAACACAAGACACGTCTGTTTACAAACAGATTCTAAATGCTCTTGACCCAAACAATGGTGACGGGACTCTACTTAACTTAGACTGGAGCCCCGTTCCAATCATACCTAAGTTTGTAAAGGTAGTTGTCAATAGGATTCTTTCCAGAAAGCCATACCCATCTGTAGATGCCATCGACCCAATCAGTAAAGGGGAGAAGGACGAAGCAAAAGCTGAGGTAGAGGCTTCGATTAAAGACAAGGATTTATTAATGGAGGCTAAGTCATTAGGTCTTCAACCAAGGATTGACCCTGATATTCTTCCGGACACAACAGAAGAAGCGGAGATTTTCATGGAGCAAAACATGAAGACCAATGCTGAGATAGCTGCTCAGTTAGGGACGGCATTGACTTTAGATTGGAATGACTTTGACCAAACGATTTACAGGAGAGCTGTAGAGGATTTGGTTGTATGTGGAATGGGTGTAATCAAAAGAGAGAACGACCCTAACTACGGAATAACAACTAGGTATGTAGACCCTGCTTCATTCTTACATAGCCAAACAGAGGACCCTAATATGTCCGACTTGGTTTACGGTGCTCATGTAAAAAGAATAAGCATTCAAGAACTCAAGAGACAGGCTGGTAATCAGATATCAGAGAAGGAGTATGAAGAGATTGCTGGTTCTGTAAAAAGTAAGTCATACAACAACAAAGAGATTTTTGGTCAGAGAGGAATTGATAGAGCTTCAGGCACTAGCACGTTTGGATACGACGAGTACCTCATCGAAGTAATGGACTTTGAATTTCTTTCCGTTGACTGTGTTTATTATGAGAGTAAGGAGTCTCAATTTGGAAACTCTGGATTTTATTTTAAAGGTGGGGAATACAAAGAGCCAACAAGTTCTGTGTATGATAGACAGCCTCATAAGATGGAGAACCAGATGGTTTACGGAGGTTGCTTCGTTATGAACACTAAGGTTCTTTACAACTACGGTCCAAAGAAAAACATTCCGAAGAACGTACACGACCTAACTAAGGCTAGACTTTCTTATAGTGTTGCATGCACTAACCTAAGGAGAATGCGACCTAAGTCTATCGTTGGTGGTGTTATTGGATTCGCTGACCAACTACAGCTAACCCACCTAAAGATTCAACAGTCAATTGCTAAGGCTAAGCCTGACGGTATTCTTGTTGATATCGAAGGACTAGAGAATGTACAGCTAGGTCGCGGAGGAGATTTAGAGCCTCTCCAGATTCAAGACATATATGAACAGACAGGTGTGTTTTACTATAGAAGTAAGAATGCTGAGGGTGGTTTTCAGAATCCTCCCATTCGCTCTATTGAAAACAGCATAAGAAACATAAACGAGTATATAAACCTATACAATCATTACCTACGCATGATTCGAGATTCAACAGGAATCAATGAGGTGATGGATGCTAGCACCCCAAAGGGAGAAGCTTTAGTTGGTGTCAGGCAACAGGCTTTAGCAGCAGGTAATAATGCGTTATATGATATTACAAACGCAAGTCTTGTCTTGTACAAGAAGGTTTGCGAGGATGTAGTTAAGTGCTTGCAGGTAATACCAACGGACTGTGTTCTGTATCGTGTATATCAGAAAGCTATTGGAGAGAGAAGCATGGATATCTTAAGTAGCTTCAATGACTTGCCTATGTACAATTTTGGTATTCGTGTCGTTCAGGAAATGTCTGATGATGATAGAATATTTCTTGAGCAAAACGTTCAGGCTACTCTAGCTCAGAAAGAGATTGACCTTGAGGACGCGATGGCAATTAGACAGGTAAAGGATATTGACCAAGCTCAAAGGCTCTTGGCTGTTAAGCGGAAGAAGCGTATTGAAATGATTCAGAAGCAACAGCAAGCTAACATACAGGCACAGGCACAGGCTAATGCACAAGCTTCTCAGGTAGCTGCTCAGGCAGATATGCAGAAGATTCAGATGGAGGCTCAGATAGAAGCTCAAAAAATTCAGATGAAGGGACAAGTAGAAGTTCAGGTAGCTGCTGCTTTACATCAAATGAGAAAAGAGCTTGAGATGATTAGAGCACAAGCCAGCTTAGGATTCAAGACAGAGGACAAAGAGTTTAAAGAAAAGATTGAGACACTAAAAGAAGATAGAAAGGATAGCCGTGTAGTGAAGCAAGCTGTAGAGCAATCAAAGCTTATTTCTCAAAGACAGGGTTCAAGGGGTGAGCTAGAGGATTCATCTGTCCAAGGAAATCAAGACGTAATCAACGAACTATTTGGAAATGAGTAACGCTACTAAGATTAACCTAGACACCTCATCGAGAGTAGATGTAACTTGCAGAAAGGGGGATACCTTCTCTCTTCGATTAACCGTCACTGCCGCTGATGGAATTACAGTGGGGTTTGCTGCTGACGATATATTCTTGTTTCAAGTAAGAGACTCCGATACGGGTGATTTAGTTACTAACGGGTCTGATACCTTCACAGCAACTGTAGTTGCGGATGACACCCACCAAGGTGGGATAGATGATGGTGAAGGTGTAACCAACACGTCACTTAAATACATTGACCTTTCGGTATCTGCGGGCGTAATGAAAACCATGCCGTCTGGACTCTATGTATATGATGTTGAACAGAAGTCAGGTGCAGTTGTATCTACTTTGATTTTTGGCACATTGAAGGTGAACGAAGATGTTTCAATAACCGCGTAATGAAGCACCATGCCTGTAAGTGTAACCCAGCCTAAAAATGTAAAAGTATCTAGCCAACACGGTGACATCATTAAGGTGTCTATTGTTAAGGGTGGCTCGGATATTCAAGTAGTCACTCTTAATCAGGCGGCCAACAACTCTATCACTATTGCTGGAGCAATTGGTGCTGGTCCTGCTGGGGCTGACGGAAGTAGAGGATTACAAGGACCAACTGGAGAAACTGGTCCTGCTGGTCCTGCTGGAGCGCAAGGTCCCGCTGGAGCACAAGGGCCTGCTGGAGCACAAGGGCCTGCTGGTTCTCAAGGTCCCGCTGGTCCCGCTGGTCCCGCTGGAGCCGATGGTGCAGATGGTGCAGATGGAGCGGATGGTGCCGACGGTAGTGATGCAACAACTGAAACTCTAGACTCTGCAATTACTGTATTCTTACCAGACGGCGGTAACTTTGGAAAGTTTTCTCACACTGACCAGATAGTAGTAGGTGATGGTAATAAAACTGCCATCGACATAATTAGAGAGGCTCTTGTTCAGTTAGGGCAAATCCAAGCTCCTACGATAAATGTCACACCTAATAGTGTGGGCTTTAACGACACGCCTATTAGTAATGCTACAGCGCAGATACAAGCTTCTGTAACAAACCCTAATAGCTCTCAGGGCTCTACGATTACTTTCAAGTTTTATAAAAAGATTGGTAGTGGTGCGTTTAGTTTGATTCACACTCAAACTGGTGTTACTGGAGCATCAGCGAGTTACACCCACAGTGAGACCTATAGCTTTGCCTTCGCTACAGAGAACCCAACTAATGAGCACATCACTTGGAAAGTAAGTGCAGAGGAACCTGATAACGGTCAGGGTGAGGTGTTTAGCTCGGAGGTAGACTACGACCCCGTGTATATCTCACCAAGATTAATAAAGACCAACAACACAAACGGTATTGAGCTTCAGAGAAATTCCAATGCATTAGCTACGGTTTCATCAGACGAGACCGACTCCAATCGTCAGCTATACAACGGTGAAAGTAATCTCAAGTTTAAGGTTGAGGTTGAAACGAGCGGCGTAGCTCTGGATAGCTACGCGGTTTTAGATTCTAACAATGCTCTCGTTGGAAGTATAGTAGACATATCTGGTGAAAGTCTTGACTCTAATGGAAGAACCAGCACGTTTAGTATTGCTATAGATGATGGCGATGTCGCTATTGGCGATTCTAATACATACAAGGTAAAGATTTGGGATAGTGTAAGACCTTACTCTAGCTTGAGTTCTACTGAGTGTGACTTTGAATCTGCCTCCTACTCAGTAAATAGGGTTCCTGTTAAACTGGTTCTAAGCTCTACTGCTCTAACCACCTCAAGTACTGACTCAAATTTTCAGGACATGTACGATGGAGACACTTCCAACAACGGTGTTTCGTGCTACCCTGAAAACATAACTTCTACTGGTGACTTACTTGACGCTAACACGTCTCAGTTGAGTGTCAGTATGCTTGTAAATACTTCTCAGCAGACAGGAGATTACGTTTACGTCTTTGTTCCTTCATACTATTTTTCAAATGGTAGTGGGGGTTATCAGGATTTAACAGGAGGGGGTAATGTCAATCAAGATTTCTTTGAGGACTTTGGAGGCAACAACTACACGCAAAGAATAGAGAACCCCCCACAAACAACGGGTGATTTCTGGCTCCTGAAAGAAGCGTTAAATTTGCAAATTCAATTTGGTGCAGCCAACAATAAAATTCCATTTCATGTCCTGAGGCTCTATGAACCATTGGCTAACGTTGGTTTGAGAGGGAGCTATTACCTAATAAGAAATACGGAATCTTAAGATGCCAGAGTTTAACGGACCATTATCACATTCATCTGACTCTGCGAAGCTCCTTGAACTTGCCCTTCATCAAACTAGGGGTATTGGTTTATTCGATACTGTAGCTGAAAGAAACTTGTTGTCTTCCGCCAATAGGTCATCACCCTATTTGGCCTACATGTGCAATGACGACAAGCTGTATGTGTATGATGGACCTAGGGAATCCACAGCGGGTCTCGACGATAAGTTCCAGTCGGTAGGTAATTCGGATTGGACAGACACCTCCAACTGGAAAGAGGTGGGGGCAGGTGGTGGGATTGACAATGTTGTTGAGGACACTTCGCCTGAGCTTGGTGGAAACCTAGATGTTCTTGCTCGCTCTATAGTATCTAGTAGTAACAGAGACATAACCTTTACTCCTAACGGGACTGGTCATGTTAACTTAGATGGCGTTGTAGAGTTCAAGAGGTTCTCAAGCGGCTCAGAGCCAGAAGCTTTTCTTGGAGGCATGTATGCTGATGAGAACGACAACCTTTACTTCGGAGTTACTTCCGAGTAACACAAAACATCTTATCTTAGCAAAAAATTACAACCCCATATTCTCATGGCAGATTGGAAAAGAGTTCTGTTAGAAACAGACATCACGCAAACAGTAACGCAAGACAATACAGCTACGTCTCCTTCGGAGGATGCTGTTTTTGATGCTATTGCCAATGCTGTCAGTGGACTGACATCAAATGACGGTACTGTAACATCTGTCGCCGCAGGTTCGGGTATGACTCAGACTGGCACTAACAGTGTTAACCCAACACTCGATGTAATTGGCGGTGATGGTATTACTGTCTCTGCTGACGAGGTTGAAGTAGCCGTTGATAATACTACTATCGAGCTGTCAGCGTCCGATGGTTCTGGTGCAGTTCGAGCAAAGACAGCAACTGTAGCCGACGGCAGCGCAGCCCTTGCAACTGGTGACCAGATTTATGATTTCGTTATCGCTCAAGGATACACGGGTGCGGTTAATTCAGGAACGACCAACCAGCTCACTGTTTCCGATGGTGCAGC